ATGAAGATTGTGAAGAATGGGAAGAGGTTGATTCTTGCTGGGGATGTTACGAGGAGACAGATGAATTGATAAAGGAAGCCATGATAGAGAATGGCTTAGAAGAATAGGTTATAATGGCTGATAGTGACGGACGCCACAGGAGACAGGTGGGTAAAGTGCGAAGAGCTCCGGTTTAGGGGAGACGCGGGCTGTATCACATGGCGTAAGGCTACGGTAGATGAAATTATTGAACATTTTAAAAACAGATAATTATGGGATATATATGTACAAGATGTGGTGGAACAAATGTTTCCTGTGAAGCCATAGTAAATCCGAATACCGGAAAAATAATAGATTATTTTGATGGAGCTTTCATGCATGCTATTTGCAGTGATTGTGAAAACGAGGTGATAATATCCAACATTGAAGAAGTCAAACATGAAATTGATTTAAGATTTCATGAATTTGTAGAAAGAACAGGGAAGGAGCCTGAATACGTAGAATGTCAGATTGTATGGAAAGAGACAGGAGACGATAAAAGAACGACAATCAAACTATCGCTGAGTATCAACGATGATGATAATGATGATGTTTTTATTTATTGTAATGGGATAGAATCGTTTAAGCAACTTGCTGAATACGGGATGGGAAAATTTATCGTAACATATTGTTGGAGTTTCTTTTAAATAACATGCCTTATGAAAACACAAGAAGAATATGCATTTGAAATTGACGAAATTGTCCGCCGGGATGTGGAGAGTTGCCAGAGCGACTGGTTTAGTATTGACAAGGAAATATTTATGCGGCCAGAGAATAAGAACAAGACATTCATCTTAGGGACCCGGAAGACCGGATGTGATTTAATAATACTGGGTGGCACTAATTGTGATGAAGGTGGTATGGATTGGCTTTTTGGAAGTCTTGGCAATGAAAATTTCTATATATGTCAGCCGTTATCTTTCTATAAATCACAGCGAGAAATTAAGAAAGTGAATCCGCTGTACGCTTTTAAGTTAGCTACTGCTTATTTCAGGGGACAGGGCATGGTCCCTGTATTTGAAGATAGTAATTGTAAATTAATGAAGCTATGAGTATAAAGGTAACAAGATACAGGCTTCCAGTTTATTGGGCTCGTGCTCTGATAAATGGTGATTATACAGGTTTGTCAGATAATGAAGAACGAGAAATAAGGAATTTCTTGGAACGAGTAAAAGAAGATCCCGTAGATGTAGACTGGAAAACAGAAGGTTTTTATTGGTACAATAACGCTAATAATACACCGGGAGAATGTGCAGATTTTATTTTTTACAAGCGTAATGATTAAACTAAAATAATATGGAAACTGCAAACAAACTAATTTATTCAAGTACAAAATTCTTTACAGAAAACAAAGAAGAATACAGAATAACAGTCACAATATCTTTAGATGATGATTGTCATAACAATATGTGTGACTGGAGCGTAACGGCTGATATTAGACAGAAAGATCAACAAGGAACGTATGTAGAGTATATGGGAGGTTGCTGCCACGATGAAGTTGCAAAACATTTTCCGGAATTGGCGAAATTCATATCGTTGCATCTTTGTAACCATTATGGTGCTCCTATGTATCCGGTGGAAAATGGCATATATTACGTTAGAAGAAGTGGTATGTCTGTGGCAATGGAGTATTTGCGTATATCAGAACAAGAATGCGTAGAATTATATAAAGCCTCTGAGGATAAGATGTATTTCAAGTATCTGCTTTTCAATCTGGGGATTGTGGATAGATGGAAACGTGAATCAGACGAGCTTCTTGTTGAACTTGAAGACCTGTGTGGCAAGAAATGGGTAAATCCGTATATGCCGGAAAAGGAAAGGCTTACTTTGACATTAACGGACGAGGAACGATCTCTTATTGAAGATCGCGTTAAAGCCAGGTATTATTCCGCAGAAAATATCGAAAAACGTAGGGAAGAGGATCATAAGGCAGAGATGTTGAAAAAGCGTGCTGAAATTTGTGAGCGATACGATAAGAGAATCAGACAAGCAGAAGCAGAAAAAAAGATAATGCTCTGTGTGTTTGATTATGGGTTGTCTACTGATAATGCTATATATTACCCTCACTTAAATACTTTATCTTTCAACTGGAACAGTTATGGAGAAAAAATCACACAGGAAGAGTTTGATGATTTTGTGAACAAGGTGGACCGCTCTCAGTTGCCGGAAGATATTAGGTTTGAGCTTAAATAAAATACAGGATATGGAAAGATTGAATTTTGAAACATTGTTTCGTGTTGTAAGATGGGATTACAACCGTTGTTTTAAGGATGAATCACTGGACAAGAATTTGTTCATGGAAAAATACGGGAAAGTTATGGGGGAACATTATTACAACAAGTTTGTCCATGAGTTTAACGGGAATATCCTGAAGATGATTGGTTACTTCAGAGGTTCCGAAAAAGAAGGGCAAGTGTTCTGCGATATGATAACCGAATGTATTGAAAAATATGAACAAAGAGGATTATATAGTAGAGGTAAGTTAAACAATTAAAAAGATACTTATATGAACAATTCAATGGTCGCTCACTTGTGGGCAAATGAAAGTCAAGAATCAGCAAATGGTAGTAACTTCTATTTTGAAGGACAAAGTATTTACTCCTATGGAAGACATTTTGAGGTTGGAAGAATCGTGCGAAACAAGCGTGGAGAAAAGGCGTATTTGATTAATGATAGATATTATTCTTCTACTACAAGCAGGCATCAATATTATGTTCGTGAAGCAATACCAACTGGCTCAAAGGTATTCAGTGTTGGATATAATATGTCAAATAATGGTAATATGGCATTTGCCACCAGTGGGTTGGAATCCATTAAAGATGCTATTGAAAAATACAAGAAAGCCAGAACTGAATTGCCTTATCAGAATGTTTGGGGAGCGTTTAAAAATCTGATGGGTTATATTGAGTTCTTCGATATGGGAACTCCTCAGAGTCTTCTTAAAAAGAGTGCAAACGAATGGCTTGGAACTAACCATGAATTATCACGGAAATCAGATAAGATTAAACGTGAACATGTCAGTGAATTGAAACGTATTTTCCAGATATTGTTGAATCATCAAGCACTGGAAGTCCTTGGAACCGTTAATGTGGTTGTAGATGAAGTTTGTGGTGAAGGAACTTGGTTGAAATATCGGGAAAGAGTTGAAAAACATAGAATAAGTAGAGAAGTACAAGAGGTTGAAAAGTTAAGGAAACTGAAAGAGCTGGAAGAAGAACGTAGTAGGGATTTCTATGAAAAATTAGAAAAATGGAAGTCAGGAGAACTTGATTTCTTGCATGCGTGTAGTCTTACTTCTTATAATAAACCAAATGTTTGGATGCGTATAAAAGGAGGGATTATTGAAACAAGCAAGGAAATAAAAATCGGGATAGGGGAAGCCAGAAGAATATGGCAGGTTGTGTCACTGTTGCACCGGGGAGGCCAGTTCCGGCATGGCCTGGTAGAGGATGTGGATGGCAATAAGTGGAGCATAAACCGGTATGAAAACGATATACTGACAGCCGGGTGTCATCGTATTGCGTATAGCGAGATGGAAAGTATTGCAAAACAACTGGGATGGGTTTAAGTAACCCATCTTGTTTTATTGATTACATAATTAAAAATAAAAAGATATGGAAAATCCAATTATTGTTCCGTTTGATTTAAATACGGCGAGAAAAATTAAAAGCGGAGAAATAGAAGGTTCAGTATTAATTGGTAATATTAAAATAGAATTTGTATATGAGTCAAAAGACTGTGCAGATCGTTATAATTTACTTTTTGTAAAAAAAGATGAATCTGGGATAAGTGCTATATATGCCGATACAGAAGGTCGTACTTTTTTCAACAACGTTCTGGAATTGGAAGTAGAGGCTGGAGCGTATTTTAAGAAAGGAGATGTATTAATAAGCACGCTTGGGAACCCATTTATATATAATGGTATTATTAATAGAGAAGGAGATATGGGATGCATATATGGTATATCGGCATATGGCGAGATTACATCTGAAGAAGTTCCAATATGGACAAGTGTGTGTAGTGAGGATAAATCCAAGTATGTTAGATTAGCCACAGAGGAAGAGAAAAAATCTTTTGCTGAAAGAATTGCTAATACAGAAAACCTTAAAAAAGCAGGAATAATAAAACAATATCTAAGTAAGTACGAATATTTACTTGACGGACAAAAGAAATACGATTTTAAGCCATTCGATCAAGTCTTGGTGAGAGCGAGCAATTTGGGAAATTGGAATCTACACTTATTTGCCAGAGTAAGAGAAGAAGAATATAAATATGAATGCTTGGGAGGTTTGAGATACAAAGAGTGTATCCCATACCAAGGAAATGAGCATCTTTTAGGAACTAATAAAAGCAAATAAGATCATGGAACAGAGAACAGCAACAATTCCGTTTGATTTAGAAACGGCGAAAAAAATAAACATAGGGGAAATAGCAGGTCGTATTGTGACAGAGAAAGGACAAAATAGAGCAGAAATCGTATATGAAGACAATTCGTCAAATTGTCCGTTATTGGTTGTAATTCATTCGATTTCTGTATCGGCAGACTGGTTTTCTGCTACAGGAAAAGCACTTAGCAGCGCAAATCGACTCCTTCTTGAAGTTCCAGAATATACTACGTTTAAAGATGGAGAGGTGTTAAGTAATAAAGATGGTTGCTATATCTTTATTTTAAATACACATGGGAAATATTTAACGTCTTTTTATGCCTCTTTAAATCAAAAAGGTATTCTTAAAATAGAAGATGGTTTATCTGCTTGGGAAAATCAGATAGAAAAATACAGATTTGCCACTGAGTCCGAAAGACAAAAGTTGGTTGACGCATTAAAGGCAAGCAAAGAACCTAAAGCTAAAGAGTATCTGAAACGCTTCTTCGGGATTGAAGAAAAGCCGAAATATGATTTTAAGCCGTTTGACAAAGTGCTGGTAAGAGACGAGGACGATAAAGAATGGCATATCAGCTTGTTTGCAAGGGAAATTGTGGACGATTCTGATGGATTGTCTTATAAGCATGAATGTTCCAATGGAACATTATGGGACTGTTGCATTCCTTTTGAGGGCAATGAATATCTTTTAGGAACTGCTGAAAATCCAGAAAAATGAAAACGGTAAAGTTATCTGATTTTTCTCCTTATGACAGAAACAAAGGAGGAATACAAGAATTGCATCATAAAATTGAGTCCAAAACACTTCAGTATTGGGGTGGAGGTAGTGGTATTCTGATCGGCATCACTCCGATATATAAGAGACGTTTGTGGAGCGAAGAAGTGAAAGTTGTAAATGATAAAATGACAAATATGAAAACAAGAACATACGAAGGGGTGCAGCACGGAGACTGGGTAAGATGTGTCTTATGTGGGGCGCAAATGCTTCTTCCGTGTGGGGCAGATAAATGCCCGGAATGTGGAGAAAATGGCACTTTAAGGTGGGTCGACGAAGAGAGGCAGGAAATAGATGCTAAGGGTCTGGATTGCTTAGATTATGTAAGAGAGTTGAGGGTAGATGATTATTTATCTCCGACAACATTATAAGAGATCGCGGAAGAAATAAAGAAAAAAAAGTAAATAGAGGATAACTCTAATGAGAAAATTATTAAAAGTAAAATTTATTCGAAAATGCGCATACGGGGCGATCACTATCAGATCTGATAATGACCGCTGAATTAAGTAACATAGCTAAGAATTGTAAAATATAGAAAATATGTATGAGAATATTTTAAGCAACATGTTAGGATGTCAGACATATTGTATATCAGACAGTCCTTCGAATAGATACTGTCTTATTGGACCTATTGAGTGCAATGAGAAGTTAATAGAAGTGTTTAAGAAGGGGATAACAGTAAAACTCAAATACGTGGAAAAACGGGTCCTGGATACATTTACGGACAACGGAATCGACCTGAGCAATTACACTCACTGTATTATTGTGAAGCGGAATTTTTATCTCGCTTGGTAACAGCAAAATATAAACGATATGAATAATTTTATAAGGTATATAATCACATAGAATATTATGAGCGCAAGTAAAGAATACAAGGCGGTAAGGAACTGCATATTAAATGAACTTCACCTTACCAAAGAAGATATAATCAAAAACATAGAACCATTATTGGAAAAACTTGTAAAACAGTGTATGAATAATACATATGGGAATAACAATCAAATAGAGTATTGGATCAGATGTATGGTTAATGACGAACTTAAACAAAGAGATTCTGATTTTGTAAGAAGAATATGTAAGGAGGTTGTAAAAGATCATGTGTTGAATGAGTTGAACATAATTGTAAGTCCCAAAAATGAAAGATGCGTATGTGAAAATAGAGTACCATCAAGAAAAGATGGTTTGTATCTAATCTACGGAAACGGACACGCTGAGCCGTTTACTGGAGAGAATATTAAAGAGAATGTGCGTTATATCGGATTAAAGCACAAAGACGTATCGTTTGCTATCTCACTGACGGAGCATGATAGCGTACAATTGCTTGACGATGATAGCCGTGAAGAATCCGGAAGTGGGACATATTACGAACGTGAATGTGATGCGCTGTTTGATTTCGACGGACAGAAAAATACGGAACGCCTTGTAGCCAGAAATCCAAAGTTGAAAAATCTGCTGGAAGATGGCGAATACATCCCTCCGTTGAGACAACTCAACCTAATGGCGCATTACAAAGACAGCATAAACGATGCGCTTGAATACATAGGCGCAGAACCGTTAGGCTCGGCGTGGTATTGGTCCAGTACTGAGGACAGCCAGAACTACGCGTGGTGCGTGATCTTCTCCAATGGCATCACGGGCAGCAACGGCAAGTACGGCAGTGGCAGGGTTCGGGCGGTAATTGATTTTTAAAAAGGATTACAATGATAACATCAGTAAAAATAAAAGACAATACAAAAACTCCATTTGAATATGTTTCGGATATAGAAGCATTTGAAAATGGCAGAGAATTTATTTTCAAGCCAGGAGTGAATGTGATTATAGGGAAAAACGGTAGTGGAAAATCGACCTTGCTTAACATCATATCAATGTATGCGTTATGTGAGAAATCCATGTGCTCTGAAATACCGATCGAGGCACTGGATTTTCCACCTATATTTGATGATGATGATGATGACAAGGTTCTTGATGGGATTGACATATCATCCGATTATGCAGGGAAAGTATTCCGTTTATTGCCATCGGCGGAGATGAATCGAGATAGCGTATTGAAAAACATCAGCAACTTAGATTTGTATGTGAATAATATTCGAAGATCTTATGGAGAGAAAGTGGTGTTGTCATTGGAATCACTTTTCAATTTAATGTTCGGTCAAAAGGATTATACATTTCCAATACAAGATCTTGTAGAATACAAGAAAAAATCAAATGCGTTTTGGATTAAAAGAATTGATAACCTGTTGAAGTATTATGAAAGAAACCGCATAACATTAACAGAAAGCAGTTTTGAATACACGGTTCTCATGGATGAGCCAGATAGGAATCTTGATATTGATAACATAATGCAAATTTATAATGTATTATCATTCCATAAACCACAAACACAAATTATAGCCATAGTACACAATCCGGCATTGATTTACAAGTTAAGCAAATTAGATTGTGTGAATTTCATAGAGATGACAGAAGGGTATCTTAATAAAATTTGTACATTTGTGTCTAATTGATCAAGGCATTTATATGCCATTTTAACACATTTTTTATAAATCAATTAATTATTCATTTTTAAGTTACAGTCATGAAAACATTAAAAGAAAAAGACAAACAATCTTTTTTAGCAAGAAAAGAAGAAGTTTATTCCTTAATAATGGAAATGGGATCATTATTGGCAGATTATGATCATCAATGGTCTAATGAGCTAAGAAGAAAATTTGAAAGAGCTACTTCTTTTCTTTCCTCTATGAATTAGAATATTTTCTATCATCGGGGAACTTGTTGGTAGGATTATAGAATACAAAGTAAAACAACTTATCGCAATGGCTTATTTCATATTAATGGGAAGAAGAATCCCCAAGCAAGCCATAACAGGCTTCAAATTTCAAAATGAAACAGATAACATTCGTCCTTTTTTGTCAATCAGGATAAGGGGAAAGGACGAAATTATACCTTTCAAAGATAAAAAGGAGATACAGTCTGTAAAAGCGCATCTGTGTTCTATCTTTTCTGGGTTTGTAAAAATAGGTGACTGGTATCTCAAGATGTCAGAGGTTAAGGAGTATAAGCCAGTGACTGCCGAAGACATGAACCCCTACATCTTGTTTAAGATGTAGGGGTTTGGAAACATAAAAGTTCGTTTCCCGAAAGATGAAGATATGGATGCAGAATTATTGGTGTTAGATCAACTTTTTGATGTAGAATGAATTATTGATCATATTTTAGAAATCATGACCTGGAAAGAATTAAAAGACAAAATATCCCTTATGACAGAAGAAGAGCAACGACAAGAAGTTGCAGTATGGGGAGAAAATATGAATCTAATGAAAGATTGTTCCTTGGAGAAAACAGACGAGGATATGTACTACAACTCTGAATGGGATTATACTTGTGAAGAGAGTGAATTGGAACCGGAAGACAAGAATGACCCTGATGTACATAAGGTATATGAAGCAGGAATGTATTATATTTATTCGAATTGATTTTAAAAAGATCTGATTATGGCAGCATTAACAACACTAAATATAACGGAAAAGAACGCTAATAACAGTTTGTCTGTAACTGTTAAAGTGAATGTCACCAAAGAAGGAGTGTTTACCACTACCTTGTCAAAAGAAGATGTGGACAAGATTCATTCTTATGGGATCAAATTACCTACAAACAGATTAGGCAACGAAGGATATTTCAATAGTATAGCACTTTCTGATTTGGAAAGTCAAATCAGGGAAGTTCTGAAGAGATGTTTGAGTTATAAAATAGTAGAAGAAGTGCCTGTTATTAAGTATCAACTGGAAACGAATTGCCTGTTTTCATATGACAAAAACGGAAATATTGTCCCTAACCCCTCTAAGGAATGGACAGGAGGCGATGAAAATGGAGAATGGAGGGATGGAACTTCCCGTTTAGATGCCTTAAACGCCCAACCTTTCGGTTTTAGTGTTTATGCAAAACCATTTCTAAAAAGAGTAATTGAATATGGAAATGGAGAGACAAAAGTAGAATACGGCAGGTTAAATACAGAAAAAGGAACTTATGCGCACTGGCTGAATTATGTAACATGCATATCATACAATCGACATAAACCGGTAATGGAAGTGGAATGCAACGAATGTACCTCAAAATTATTCGTTGATATGATCAAATCTATTTGTAAGATAAGTGAACAAATTAAGAGTTTTATCAATCCAGAACAAATAAAAGCAATTGCGGAGTCAAATGAACCGATTTTGCTTTTATCTAACAACTAAAAAATATCGAATCATGATAACGAAAGAACAAGTTAAAGAAATATTGACAAAAAATCCGGCAGGAATTACAAAAGAAGAGTTAAAATTTGTTTTTGGCATATTCTGCTTATCAATCAAAGAATATGAAAAATCAGAACATAATCTTTGGTTTGAAGTACATTTCGAACGCATATACATCGCTCAAATTCGATATGATATAAAAGGTGGGATGTCTTTTAGTAACGAATATGTAAATATGGGAGATGGATGTCATGGAGTAACAATGGGAACAGCGAATAATACAGCCGATCTATTAAAAATATTCATCAATATGTTTTACGACAATTTATTGAAACAAGCCAACTATGCTCCTTTATATAACGAAGAGACATCTCAATTCGAATCCCCTGAACAAGCTCAAGAATATTTGGAATATGTTCAATCTATACTGTAAAATTTAAAAAGAAATGAAACGAGAAGATATTGAAAAAGCAGCAAAAAATTATTCCATAGGTAAAACACATTTTCGGCGAAACGTTCTCAAAGAAGTGGATGCAGACGATTATGTTCTACGCAAGGATAATTGCCGTGAAGATTTCATAGCAGGTGCAGAATGGCGCATCAACAGCGTGTGGCATTCTATAACAGTAATTCCAGATTGCCACCGTTTTATTGTGTTTCTCCCTAAGAAATCAACAATAGGATCAAAGAATCCAATTATGGGTATATTGGAAGAGAACAGAACTTTTATATCCAGCCGTCCAGGATGTATTTTATGCAGATTAGATGAAATGGAATCATGGGCTTATTTGGATGATCTATTACCTTAGGTAATTATATACTCAATTAATTATTCATTTTTAAAAGTTAGAGTTATGAGACAAAAAAGGAAAAACACTTCATCCAATTTGGAGAAACAAAAAAAATGTACTGATAAGTATGAATACATATATTTGCCAAAAGATCCGTTTAAGAAGCATCCTAATAAAAAAGGAGAATGTTATTTAATTCGTAGAGGCGAGGTCTAATACCGGAATGCAAAACGTTTTAGGACTTGACGATCCTAATGATAGATCGGGTACAAAATTAGTAAAAATACTATCCTCTAAAGCTATAAGCGACTGTATTCCAAATGGTTATTTATCGGTAAAAGATAAGCCATTTCCTTGTTTTAAAGAAAATAGAAGAATGAATAAATTAAGAAGAAAATTTGAAAGGTTATGACCGACAGAGAACTTCTTGAAGAAAACAACAAGATGTTAAAGGAAATTCTAAGTTTTGTGAGAAAGGTTGATTCTGCTGAATACAGGGATCATCAAGACTTTATGGAATTTCTTAGAAATGTGGCAGCCGATATATGGGTAGAATATACGGAGCCTGAACAAAGAGGTAGATTGTTTAATTTAATAAATAAAAATAAATGAAAACAGTTTTTGATTTAAGCAGAGATGAGATCGTGTCATTGACATGCAAAGAGATATATCTGTATATAGACAAAGAGCTTGCTGGTAAAGGTATTCCAATTGAAGCTAAAAACTGGAATATAAAGAACAAAAAAGAAGTCGTGTATCCAAGAACTGGAGTTCCAGTATTTATGTTAAAAGATATCGGTATCGGTTTTAGAACCATAGAAGGTGCAACAGAGGTGGCTAATTTGCTTATTAAATATAATGCATTTAAAATGGAATCAAAGTTTCTGATAGGATCGTATGAACAGTTTTGGATCATAAATGGAAGTGTTTGCCCAGCCATTACAGGAGAAGCAGGATATAGCAAGGAAGAGTTTGATAAGGTAAACAAGGAAAACAAAGATCCAGAATTGGAAAGTATAAATTCCTTCAATGATACTGTGAAAAAAGCCAATGAAATTAAAGACAGGGTGTTGAAATACGTGTACAACATAAAACAAGAGCGTTCATATAACAATGACCTGGTTGGTATCTTTGAAAGGTATAAAGATATAGCAGACGGTGATATGGAGGTAGCTATGAATTTTATTAAGGAGGCCTATCCATTCAATGAAGAAACAGAGTCGTTTATCAGAAAAAAGTTTGACATGCCTATACCGGACGAATCAAAAGAGCAGTAATTAAGCTAAATTAAATCATTTTGAATCTTTTTTATTATCAAAAGACATATCTTTGTCCAAAAAAAAACAAACAGAATGGAAGAAAAAGAGATAAAAGAAGCTATGATTGAAGCCCTGACGCACTTAGAGGGGTGTAAGTATTTCGTAGCCACGATAGTAAATGAAGAGAAAAGAAGATTTGATATGAGCCTAAGAATGTCACAGCATCAATTGGCGTTAATTATAAAAGGTATCTTATCCAACAATGAGATGATGATGATGGACGTTTTGCAGTGGTGTTCTGAAAGACTTAAAAATAGTATAGAGAAAGGAAAGAAATCAACTAATTAAATATTAATACAATGAATCGCTGGTTTGAAATTACGGTAAAAGCCGAGATTGATAATATCGAGAACGGCAAAAAAAAGAAAGTAACTGAAAAGTATTTGGTAGATGCCTTATCTTATACAGAGGCAGAATCAAGATCTTTAGAGATTTTCAAGGATTTATTTCAAGTGTTCGACATTGTTAAAATAAATCCTATTAAAGTGTCGGAAATCTTCTTCAACGGAGAAGCTGAGTACTGGTATAAGTGTAAGGTAAATTACATTACACTGGATGAAAAGAAAGGTAAAGAAAAGAAAACTCCATGCTATATGTATGTCCAGGCCGGCAATCCTAAGGATGCCGAAGCTGTGTTGACTAAAGGCATGCAGGGTACGTTGGGCGACTGGAATTGCGAAGCTATTGCTGAAACGAAGATCATTGACGTATTCAAATACGATCTTCAGAAGGGAGCTGAAAAATTAGGCGAGAAGAAGAGTGAAGAGTAAGGCTGATGTAGTTTCCAACATAGCGCTTGTTGTGGCGATAATATCATTGCTTTCAGCAGGCGCTTTCCTTCTGATAGTGATTAAGACAGACGAGGTATCTAAATTATTAATGAACGTACCTTATCTACTGGCTTCAGCGGGATTGTTCTTTTCAATAATATCATTATTATTCGAATGGAAAGCAAGGAAAAGAAGCTATACGTCTGCGAAAGGTGCGGACGAAAAGTGATGATAAGAAGTCATGGCTTATGCCAGGCTTGCAGGAGCAAAGAGTTGACTCCGAAGAAAAAAGACAGAATTACATCCATTAAAAACAGCAGCAAGAAGAAAAAGTTAGAGAACCCAGATTTATCTGGTTTTTTTCGTCTTATGCTGGAAGAGTTAAATAATAGTCGGATGTCTATGACCGGTAAGGCTATTCATTTTCCTACAGTATGTAACGTCTGTCACATACTTCCGAAAAGGATATATAAGTCGGTTGCTACTTGCAGGGATAATATAGTTTTCCTTCATGAATCGGAGCATACGGTATTCGACATGTATCTTGACCGGATGGAATTTGATAAACTTGAAACAGAATTTCCTTTTGTATGGAAGTATGCGGTAAAGAAGGTGCTGGATATGGAAAGCAGGGGAATGATTAAAGAAAGAGGTAAATTAATTATTGAAATAATTGACAGATATGAGAAAACTTTATAAAATAAGAATAGAAGCTGACGATGAAACTATCTTTTATGCTCACATACGAAGAGAGAGTTATGGTAAGGATATAGCTATCGCAGTGAAAGATAGAGATAAAGATGAAGTGGAAACAGTGTTACATTGTATTAAAGAAGAATTAATTAGAGGAAGATCGTGAAAGAGAAAATAAAAATATTGACAGATTTAGGGTTTGTGCCTATGGTAGAAGGAGAAGGAAATACGTTGTTTAGAATGAACGATGTTGTGATGTCGGTGTCAGATCCTAACCAAACACCAGAGCAGTTGAAGAAGGAGGTTATGTCTTTAATAAAGAACAGAGACATAGCAGAAAGAGGCGGACAGGTTCCAGTAGTTAAAGAGCCGGCGCCTGAGACAGAGCAGGCCCAGAAGGAGGAACCGGAAGCTCCGGCGGAGGAAGCCGCTCCTAACCCTGGAGAAGAGGATTCGAATCCGTTTACAGAAAATCAGGAAACGTTAGAGCCGTTTTATATCTGTGATGAGTTAAAGAAGATCGAGACTCCCAAATTCGTAAGATTGACATTAGACGGTAATCGTTTTTATGTAAGAAAGATGGACGATGGGACAGCCAAGATATACGCCTCGGTAACAACCATGATTAGAGACGGATTCGTAGATGACAAGACGGCTCTTCAAGAATGGAGACAGGAGATGAGGATGATTGGTCGCAATCCGGAAGAAGTATCAGAATATGATGCAGATAAAGGAACGATCATGCACTACCTATACGGATTGTACTTGACAGGTAGAGATATGGTCTTAAATCGAAGTTTTATAGTTAAGACAGTGCAAGAAGGTAAGTTGAAGATATCGAAAAAGAATCTTGACAAATTCTTTGGTAGCATAGATGATCTTGACGATATGATTGTTAGGGTTATGAAATTTGCCAAATTTTGTTCGGAGTATAAGGTTAAGCCGATGATGATTGAAAGAATATTATCATTAGAAGATTATTTGGTAGCTACGCCGATAGATGCGATGGTTAAAATGACATTCAAACACAAAGAAGAAGGTTATTTTGGAGCCGTGTATCAAAGGGCTACGGGGCAGTTCAAAAAAGGAGATCCGAAGAAGGAAGTGAGAGAAGTGGAGAAAGAAGAGATTGTTATCTTAGATTTTAAATCAGGTGACATACGAAATGAACATGCTTTTCAATTGGAGGCTGAAAGGAGAATGGTTAAAAACTGGTACGGAATTGATGCACGTATTATGAATTTTTCTCCAAAAAGCACGAACAGTAAAGGTTATACGCTAAAAGAATGGTCTGATAAAAATGCTGCTATGGAGAAAGCGGACTGTGTGTTCCAACAAGGGATGTTGAATCATATCAGAAAAGATAAGAGGTTTAAAGTGAGAAAAGGAGTGCTGAATATCAATAAGCCTTACAATGAAGAGGATCATATTGTCGTATATGATATTGCTGAGGAAATGTCTAAAAGATTCATAATATGAACGATATTGTTATTCCTGAAGGAGATTATATAGAAATCGTAAAACCGATATGCATCAATCCTTTTGGTTATTATTTTATTAACATCAAAAGGGGTTCGAGATTAAGATTATCGAAAGATTTGAAAATAGGAGATAAATATGCAATATGTGTACTTGCATCTCATAAGAAATATGGCAAGACCATCGAAATAATAATGCCTATATTGGTCAGAAATACAAGAAGAGTATGAAAAGAAAAATTAGAAGAACAGGAGAGATAATAGACGTAATCACTTTCAGTAGCTCAACTACAAGAAGCGACCATGACAGAATACAGTTCTATGGTGATAATGGGAATGTGATAAGTGAGAGTTTAAATTTTTATCTCGATACCCTTCCTGTAAATGACGAAAACAAAGATGTAGACTGGGAGCAACGTAGATTCGATCTTATCAAGGCTTATTCTATTGAGTTTGTTAAAGCACAAAATAGAAAAGGTGAAATAGATTGCGGAGTATATGTACCAGATGTGGTGTCATGGTCTATAACTATAGCAGATAGCATCATAGAGGCGATGAGAGGAGTTAAAAATGCTTGATTTTAGAAAATACGAAAACGTACCTCGGTTTCAACTTGACCGCAGGCCGGGCAGGAGCCGACTGAAGCTAACCTGCCCAGCTTGCGGGAAAAGCCGGTGCCTCACTCCTTATATTGATGTGGCAACAGGTCAGGTTGTTGGCAACGAGTTCGGAAGATGCGATCATGAACGGACTTGCGGTTACGATAAACGACCTACCGGTAAGGATGTAGGTGACAAAGATCTTTGGATTTCAGGAAACAAGTGTATAAGAGCTTATCGTCCTCCTGTAAATCCTGACGTTGTAAATTACATACCTTTTAGCGAGTTTGAGAGGACTGTGGTTCCAGATGATAGAAATACTGTATTTAGATTTTTATCGTCTCTATGGGGAAAAGAAAGGGTATCTGACGTATTTAGAAGATATCATGTCGGAACAATGGACTTATGGGGATGGAAAGGGTGTTGTATATTCTGGCAGATAGATAAGGACTTTGTATGTAGAACTGGCAAGATCATGGACTTTTATATAAAGACCGACAGCCAGGGGAATGAGATTGATGTAAAAAGAGTGAAAGAAAAAGACGGTGACAATGAGCGGCCTCATGTTATGTTTTATCACTCGTTGCATGCAAGAGACTTCTTGTTTAGACAATGCCTGTTCGGAGAACATCTTCTAAGCCAATATCCGGATAAGGTGGTTAATTTGGTGGAGTCAGAAAAGACGGCTATTATATGCGCCGTGAATAAACCAGATGAGTTGTTTGTAGCTACCGGTGGGTTGCAGAACTTAAGACCGGAAGTGATAGATGTTTTAAAAGATAGAAAGACTGTAGCTTTTCCGGACAAAGGACAAGCATTTGAGACATGGAGTAAAAAGATAGATGGGATGATGATGAAGTCAAGGATAAAAGTATCGGACTATCTTCAAAATGTTGAAAATGTAGGGGACGGAGATGATGTGGCAGATTTGATAATCAATAACAAGGTAAAAGAAAAACAGTATGAGCCTGGACGTTTATATTAAAAGTAAGAAGAAAGAAGAGGATCGTGAATGGGTTGCAAACATTACCCACAACATGAACAAGATGGCACAAAGAATATTCGTATCAGAAAATAAAGAAACGCTGTACGATTATGTTTGGAGACCAGAAGAATTGGGTAGGGAAATAGATACCGATGAGATGAAGAATGTACTTACAAAAGGTATATGTGTTATGATCTCTAAGAGAAAAAGTCTTTTGAGATACGAGCCGGAAAACGGATGGGGGTCTTATGATTCATTTCTTAAGTTTCTTATCGAATATAAAGAGGCGTGCGAAGATCATCCGGGTTATATAATTGAAGCAAGTAGATAATATGGAAAATTACAAAAACACTTTAAATGAGGTAGTGGTGATCGAATCGTCACCAGAAACGTATTTTGTTTACGCTATTCGTAATGCTATTCGTATCTCTAAATGTGCGTATCCGACAGCCAAGAAAGTAATTTTCAAAAGAGAGGACGTAGAGGTAGAGATTTCGGAAATGGAAACTGAAAGCAGTTTGTATGAAAAGTTTAAAGAAAAACAAAAGAATAGGGTATGGAACTTAATGAGCGCCAACAACGGGTTTTAAGAGGCGAAATTTGTCCTTATTGCGGAAAAGAAACCGAGCTGGTCAATGCCGATAAAATATATAACAGAAAAGGATTAGGGATGGTTATGATGTGTAAACCATGCAACGCTTATGTCGGTGTTCATGAATCAGGGCCGAATAAGGGAAAAGCTAAAGGCCGGCTTGCGGGCCCATCACTAAGGTCTCTTAAAATAAGAGTCCATGCCGAACTTGACAGACTGTGGTCTACGCCGGAAGAACAGGAAAGGATGTATAAAGATTTATCCGAATTTCTATCTATACCGGAAGAATACACACATATAGGTATGTTCGGCGAGAAGACGATGGGAAAAGTCTTTCAGTTCTGTCATGTAAACAAAGAACGATCAGGTTCGAGAATAGAATGGCATAAGCCTGGAGATAAGTGCCCTAATAAGAACAACCAAATAGTGTCAGGCAGTAGCGCATGCAGAGGATGCCCTGAGTATCTTCATGATGAGAAAGACGGGTATGTCTGGTGTGATCCTGATATGAGTTACGGCAGATTGAAATAGGGCGCGAATTGCCTATCTTTGTGCTATTATTAATCAAAAAAACATAAGCACATGGGTAGATCGACAGAGTACTACAGGACTCATCCCGAAGCCAGGAAGAAAAAGGCTAAAAAGGACAAGGAGATAAATGCCAGACCGGAACAGAAAGCCAAACGCCGAGAGCTTGGTCGTAAAAACTACGAAACGGACAAGAAGAAAGGCAAAAGCTGGAGGAAAGGCAAAGATTGTTCTCATACCAAGAACGGTCTTAGGTATAAATCAGTAAAAGCTAATAGGGGATCCAAATCGGATACAAAAGGTGACAAAAATGCACGAGGAGATAGCAAATAGGATAGATATAAGAAGAATATTCAAAACCTCCAAACAGGTTATGGAGGAGGCGTATGAGAATATCTTGAAATACAGGCGGGGAGAACTTATCCCCGCTAAAACCGGATACGATTATATTGATGAGGCTTTGCTTGGAGGTATTTTCCCTCAGCATGCTATTGCCATAGGAGCCCGCCCGTCTGTAGGTAAATCGTATGTGGCCCAAAAGATATTGGAAAATGTGATGAATCCGATGATCAACCCGCAAGCAGAAGATTATTTTCTTGTCAATTGCGAGTTCGAAATGAATCCTCAAGATCTTCTTCTTCGCAGAATGAGCCAGGATATGAAAAAGCGAGCTCCTGAAATATTAAGAAGGCAAGATTCTAATACAGTAGAAGAGATGAGGATGTTTGAAATCCTTCAAGGTGAAATCAGGAATAATATAATATACATCGATGCTCCGTGTACGGTAAAAGAGTTTGAGGCGGCTGTGTATCATATAGCTACCAAGCACAAAGACAAACGTCTTATAATATTTAAAGTCGATCATATTGCTTTGATAAAAAGAATGGGGTTAGATCCTAAGTCGGCTATAGATGATTTGGTGGCGGTTATGAACGAGGCTAAATTAGTATATAAAAACATATTTTTCCTCATCATATCCCAATTCAACAGAGAGATAGAAGGAAGGATAAAAAGCCCACAAGAGCAGCCTCCGCGTCTTTCTGATTTTTACCAATCTGATACGCTGGGTCAGTTATGTACGTTAATGATAGGTTTGCACAATCCTCGTAGGTACGGGCTGGATAAGTATATGATATTTGGGAAAGATTGGTATCAGACTCTTGATAGGTTTAAAACTGAAAACAAAACATCATTCAGGACAGCCGGACTGGTGTTTCATCATATACTGAAGGTAAGGCAAGTTAGTATGGAAGAGCTTACTAATACAATCCACCCAGAGATCCTGCCGGGGCATGGATGGATGTACGGGGAGGGCGGGACGAAGTTCGTGAACCCCAACCAGCCGCCGACGCCGCCCAAGCTCTATACTGTGGAAGATGTTACGGACAATCAGGAACAAGAACAAGAGACAAAAGAAGAACAGTCATTGTATTAAAAAAAAATAAGAACCATGAGACTAACAGTAGAAGAAAACGAATACCTGATAAGTAAGTTCCTTTTGGTTCTTACTGAGTTTGCAGGGGATGAAAGAGAGATGTTTTTAATCAACTCCATACATGATAAGGCGGTGGCGGATATGAATTATCGTCTTCCGTCTTTAATAAGCAGAGAACGCAAAAGACGAGTCATTGAGCTCCTTAAAGAAGGAACCAGAATAATCAAGGACTTTTCCGGCTATGCAGGTGATATGGGTATGATTAACGAATACGATCGTCTAAAGAAAGAAATAGGAACCGTCCAAGACCAGCTTGGTGACGTAGAAGGTCAACTTCGGGCAGCCGGCGAAGTAATCAAGAAAGAGCTTGATATGATTGCTGACCGAATCAAAGAAGATCTTCTCGACCGAGAGCTGGCTAAAAGTAATGCCGAGGCTGAAAGAAAAGCCAAAGTGGATCCGAGATACGAAGTAGCTTTAGGTGATTACAAGGAGATGCTGGAAGTGATTTTTACAACCAGAAACAAGTATTCTACGGTAGATTCTGTACATGACGATCTTCGACAGTCGGTATCTACCGGTAGAAATTCGATTATCAAAGAAGGGTACAACAGTTAAAAACAAGGAGGAAATATGGAAAAGAAGGAATTTAAAGTAGGAGAAGTGTTTGATGCCGGACTTGTGAGATTAAAATGTGTGGATGCTCCAGAGCCAGACTTAGGATGTGAAGGATGTATATTTAACGACCACATTACATGCGGGTCGGTAGATGTAGTCGCAGGCCCGTGTAATCACGTAGAGAGGGAGGATGGTAAGGATGTTATTTTTATTAAAGCTGATTAGGCATGTACATCAATTTCAGACAACTTGCAGCATCAGACATGACTCCTAATGATCTGGCTAATCTTCTTGCTATAAGACAGAAGGATACGGTTATGATCGAAGCCATGCTGGAAAAAGATGCTGGGAGGTATATAGAGCTTGGCCTGGTTGAGAAATTAAAATCAGGTGTGATGAGATTAACCAACAAAGGAACGTCTTTTGTGAATTATATAGAGACACCGGAAATGACGGACGAGGTCCTGGAAACGTTGAAGATTATGATAGGAATGTACGAATCATATTCAAAAGACATAGGTGTCAGCAGAAAAGAAGCGGAATCCAGATTGTGTTGGTTTATGGGTAACACCTCATTCAAGAAAGAGGTCATACTTCAGGTAACGGAATCTTATATAGCAGAGTCAGGAGATTATACAATGAGCTTATGTAACTTCATATGGAAACCGCCTTCTCAGGCTTTTTCAGTCCATATGAACCTTAAAAACTCAAAGCTCTTTGACCTAATAGCTGAAAAATTTAAGATCGCTACCGAGCCTTATTTGGAGCCTAAGAAGAATAAGGAAATGGATTGGTTGTTTGCCGTATCTAAATTGCCTACGCCGCCGGCTAAAGGCAATCCGGATTATTTGTTTACCGGAAGTTCGGAAACAGACAAAGAGAGGTTGAAAAACATAAAAACGTATTTATTTAACAAAATTAGAAAGCAATGGAAAAAGTAAGAATTAGAAAGATAATAGAGGATATAATTATTACTCAGTTTCTTAATTCGGAAATGGATATAGTTCATGAAGAAGATGTGTCGTTTAAAGAACTTGGATTAGATTCTATTGATCGAATTGAGCTTGATGCGATGGTGGAACAAAAATTCAATATCGTTATTATTGATTATGATACAGAATCCATCAAAGATATGACTGATCTTGTTTACAAAATAATAACAGAAGGATATGGGAAATGATATAATTTTATGCATGGCTTTAATAGCGTCATTTGCTTTTGTTATACAGTTTTTATTGTCGATATTAGGATCTGATCTGGATACGGATATTGACATTGATAACGCTTCTGATTTAAGCATGTCTTTGTCGGACATCATATCATTCAAAGGCATAACACATTTTATTCTTGGATATAGCTGGACTACGTACTTTTCGGGTTCCCATTTAGTAGGGATCGTAATAGGGTCATTTTTCTTTATCGTTTTGTTTTACGTATATAAGTTACTTCTTAAGTTAAAACAAGAAATGGTGTACGAATGTCCGGAAGATTTAAATGGCAGAGAGGCGGAGATAGTATTTAGATCAGGTAAGAATCATTATATGGTAAATATTTCGAAAAATGGAAGACAGGAACAGATGAGAGTGAGGTGCTTGTCTGGAAAAAATTACAAAAACGGTGACAAGGTGAATATAAAATACGAAGAAGGAGAATTAAGTATCTAATTTTTTTTATCAACAATTAAATTTTAAAAGTTATGACAACAATCATGTACGTGTCAGCTATCTTAGCTGTAGTGATTATTTTGACAATCATCGGAGTCTTATCAAGGTATCGTAGATGTAAGCCTAATCAGGTCTTGGTCGTTTATGGTAAGACAGGTGGGGAAAAGAAGTCGGCAAAATTATATCATGGTGGAGCGGCATTTGTCTTGCCTATTATTCAAAGCTATGATGTTTTGTCAATGGAGCCTATGCAAATAGATTGCAAGCTTACCGGTGCTTTGTCATCTCAGAATATTAGAGTAGATGTACCTACGACCATTACAGTAGCTATCAGTACAAATCCCGAAATCATGCAAAATGCGGCAGAAAGACTTTTGGGGATGGATACCGAATCTACTGAAAATCTTATTACGGACATCGTTTACGGTCAGATGCGTTTGATTATTGCTGAAATGACAATCGAAAAACTTAATTCTGACAGGGATGAGTTTTTGGATAAGGCAAGAAAGAACATTGATAACGAGCTTAACAAGTTAGGTCTTTACCTCCTGAACATCAACATCAGTGACATTAGAGACGAAGCCGGTTATATTATGAACCTTGGTAAGGAGGCTGAAAGTAGGGCTCTGAACGAAGCACAGGCTAATATCGAAGAACAGGAGAAGCTGGGGGCTATTAAGATTGCTGTACAGCAGAAGGAGAAAGAAACGGCTGTGGCTAATACCAAAAAAGAACAAGAGATTCAAATTGCTTGTACTGAAAAAGAAAAGGAAACGGTAGTAGCTGAAACAAAGAAAGAAAAAGAAGTAGCTTTGGCTTTAACCGATAAAGAAAAACAGATCGGTGTAGCTCAAGCCGATAGAGATAGGGCTGCGGTTATTGCAAAGACTTTGGCTGATAAGGAATCAGCGATCGCAAGATCTAAGGCAGAACTTGAAGTAAATAAAGCCGAGGCTGAAAGGATGGAAGAAGTCGGAAAGAATAAGGCTGAAGCTGACAAGGAAGCAGCTATAGCAATACAAGACTCTGAAGCTCAGATTAAGAAGGCTGAGGCTGAGAAAAATGCGTCTATAGGATACAACAATGCCCAGAAGGAGGTTGCTGTGTCAGTATCAGAACTACAGATTATCAAAGCTCAATCAGAAAAGAAAGCCGGAGAAGAGAGAGTTAAATCGGAAGCGGCTGTGAAAACGGCAAAAGAGCTTGCTGATAAAGAAGTGGAAGAAGCTAAAGCTAAGAAGGTTCAAGCTGCGCTTAAAGCTGAAAAGATTGTGCCGGCTGAAACCCAGAAGGAAGAGGCTATCTTGCAAGCTGATGCTGAAGCTGAGAAGATCAAACGTCGGGCTGATGCCGAAGCAGCAGCACATTTGGCAAAAGCAGAAGCGGAAGCAAAAGCTATTCAGATGAAGCTGGAGGCAGAAGCCGAAGGTAAGAAAAAGTCGTTGATGGCAGAAGCCGACGGATTTAAGGCTATGGTGGAAGCAGCAGAATCCAATCCTCAGATAGCCATCCAGTACAAGATGGTTAATCAGTGGAAAGAAATTGCTGGAGAACAGGTTAAAGCATTTGAGCACATTAATCTCGGAAATATCACGGTATTTGACGGCGGTCAGAACAGTACCGGTAATTTCCTTAACAATGTTGTCAAGACCGTCGCTCCGGCATTGGGAGTCATTGATCAGCTTCCGATTGCAGATACTTTAAAGAAATTAAAAGGAGATGACAAAAAATAAATACAATGGCCCAAGGTTACACTTGGGCCTAATTGAAGAAATAAAAGCAGCATTCATAGATTTCCTGCCGGCAGGAACAGTGCTTTACTAATTACGATATTTTTAACATGGATTTTGGACAAGATTTAGAACCAGAAGAACTGACCAAGCATTATGATCAGTGTTATGGAATTGATTTTGAAACAGAAGAAGAGGAGGATGAAGAGTATGACCGATGAGGAATTTGCATTAGATAATAAGAAAAAGGTTGTTGTAAGAAAAAGAATATCTTATTTAAACAAAGGGGATAAAGTGTGGATCGTGTCTTCCGACGGGTATCTGCTACACACGGACGTGGTTAGAGCCGACCGCGGCCGATCTTATGTGGATATAGACGGTATCCTGTATTGGAAACGAGGATTGGATGGCAAGCATCGTAATCGTAATAACTACATGCAGTTTGCCATGACACCAGAAGACGGTAAAAAGTATGTCGTATATTACCCAGAAGGGTTTAAAGACAATGACTTATGATGGTCCCGGAAACGCATTTGCTATATAAGGAGTTTAATGGAGTGAAACGCCTTGCCATATCTTATTCCCAGATAGATACGTTTCTTACCTGTCCAATGAAATGGTATAAGACTTACGTAGAGGGCAAAAGGTCTACAGAAAAACAAGAAGCTACGTCTTATGGTACGGTTATCCATAAGACACTGGAATACTTTTTTAAGAACGGAAGACAGCCTTCTGGTAAAGACCTTGGAGAAGCGATAAGTTACTATTCCTATCAAGAAGACATACCTTGGCAATCACCGGAAAATATGATGATAGCCATGAAGCAATCCGGGGAGCTTCTTGCTTGGATTGTGGATCTGTTTAAAAAAGACGGGAATAGGTTTATAATAGCTGATAGTGATCTTAATCCCTGTGAGAAACTTATCAGACACGGCGCTATAGTTGGAGTCGAAGAGGATTTTGTGTTACCGTACCGTCTTCCTAAGCCTGTTGATATAAATGGTGACGTTCATACTCATGTGTACATAGTAGGATCGGTAGACCTTCATCTGGCTATAAAGAGCAAGAACGTAGTTCACCATTATGTCATAGATTGGAAATCAGGAAATAAGGTTTTTGATTCCAAGAAGTTGGAAACAAATTTACAGCATCCTATATATTCATTTTACATCTATAGAAGATATGGTGGAGTTCTTCCAGATATGAACATCTATTTCTTTACCAGGACCAGGCAGTACCAAAAGGTTAAGGTAGATGAGGAACGTAAAACGAAATCTATAGAGATGCTAAATGACACTTTATCTAAAATGTATGATTTTGAAGATAATAGTGTAAAATCATTTCAAGCGTACATCCAGGGAGCAGAAGGAGCCAGGTATAGCAAGCGGCGTGCCACCCTAAGCCAGCCTGTTCCGCAAAACAAACTACCCTGCCCGTCAGCACTGTGTTATTATTGCGACTTTGGATTACATAACAAAAACGAATGCCCTTTCTCTTCGGATTGGGATCCGTCTAAAAAGATAAAACGATGAAATACGATGATGTTCAAAAGTTAAGAACAAAATACCGGCAAGATCCGGAAGTTATAAACGTAGAATACATGAGAGACGTTGCTGTAAGATGCGGGAATTTCAAGAAAGCGTTTGAGCTTCAGGAAAGACTGGAGGATATATGGTTTAACTATTTAAAAGAAATACAATGAAAGAAGCATTGATAACAGGAGCAGCGGTCTTTTTATTATCATACCTGTTTGTAACGATTCTTATAAAAATAAGCAGGGCAATAGATCGGTATAAGATGAAGAAGAAGACCGACAAAATAAAAGTCGGTCAAAGATACGAATACAAAGGCTACTTCATGGATCCATTTGAAAGAGGCAAGCATGTGATTAAGATATTAGACATAAAGGAAGGGTTCGCTCTGTACGAGTACGGAAAAAGCCCAACTTTATTATTTTCTATGGAGCTTGAAGATATTGTTAAAAGATATGTTTTAATTACTGATGTTAAACACGAGTAAGTCATGAAAAAAGAAGTTACAACCAAGGAAGATATGGCTGCGTTTTATAAAAATGCAGGAAAAGAACTATGGATTTATAACGGACTTTTTAGAAACAAGGTATTGTCTATAAAAAAAGATAAAGCCATTATCATGTGTGAAACTGATGCTGAATATGCTGTACTGATAGAAGATAATCAGTTTATTGCCGTAGCAAAAAACATGGATTATGATTACTGCTGCGCATTCACATTAGGTAATGCCGAAGCTTATGGAGATCGTATGGGTATATCGTGCAGTGTATGCTTGCTTGAAGATAACGAAGATAAAGCAAGAGAGATGCTAAAGGAGGCAATAATAGAACTTTCAAAAAACAGTAAAATAGATTGCGATGGGCTTTGAACTTAGACCTTACCAGAAAGAAGCAGTGGATGCCGGGCTTAAGTTTCTTACAGGAAGATCTAAAAAGCCTGGCATAATAGTAGCCCCATGCGGAGCGGGTAAGAGCCTTCTGATATCCAAGATAGCGCATGAGATAAATAGACCGACGTTAGTATTACAGCCCTCAAAAGAGATTCTGGAGCAGAATTATGCAAAGGCCGTATCATTCGGTTCTAAACCTACTATATATTCTGCTTCATGTGGTATAAAGGAACTGTCGGCTATGACTTATGCTACACTTAAAAGCATAAAGAAAGACGTAGCAAGGTTGAAAGATATAGGGATAGACACCTTATTGGTGGACGAATGCCACTCGGGGTATTCCCCGGAGGAAGGTTCTGAATTTATGGAGTTTATGAACGGGTTTCCAGAGGCGAAGGTGCTGGGCTTCACCGCCACTCCCTGCCGCCTCCGAACCTACAGTTCCATGCTGGAAGGGAACTATAGCAAGCTCAATATGCTGACGAAAGACGAACATAACTTCTTCAAGAAGTTAGTTCATGTAATACAAATACAAGAGCTAACTTCTCAAGGTTTTTGGTGTCCACTTAAGTACGAACGATGGTCGTTTGATGAATCGGCTCTGATGTTAAACAGTACCGGAGCCGAATACACCAACGAATCTATCAAAGAAAGCATTGTACGAAACGGCTTAAACAACTCTATCTATAAGCGTCTTCTTCAGCTTATGAACGAGCGTAAGGCCATTTTGGTTTGCATGGATTCTATAGAATCATGTAATAGAATATCCGAGTTCATGAATGCCAGGATGGGAGCCATAACAGGTGTCGTAACATCGCTAACAACCAAAAAGAAAAGAGAGCAAATCATATCCGATTTCAAAGAAGGTAAGTTAAAGGTCGTGTTTAATTATTCAACGCTTGCTACCGGATTTGATTTTCCTGAACTTGATTGTGTGATGTTTGGACGACCAACGTTCTCATATTCAGTATTCTATCAAATTGTAGGCCGAGCCGTCCGCATCCATCCTGACAAGAAAGAGGCGCTGATAGTTGATTGCTGCGACAACATGAGGCGTTTCGGCCGGATAGAAGATTTAACGATCGAACAATTTCCTTCTAAGGGATGGTGTATGTTTGCCGGCGATCAACTTCTGTCCAATATAAGGATGGGTGATATTATTACCAAAGACGAAATCCTTCGCCGGGCAGCCTCGCTTAAATCCGTAAATGGAGATGGTAGGAGAGAGGACGATCTTGACAGCATAATAATGTGGTTTGGAAAATATGAAGGAATTAGATTCAAAGACATACCGGTGTCGTATTTTAGGTTCCTGGCTGAGAATATGACAGTAAAACCGGGAGATAGGAAAGAAAAGATTATCGAATATTATAATAGGATAAAGGCATGAACAGCAAAAGACGTAAGAAAATAGAGGATATTATTTCCAATTTGGAAAAGTATAAAACAGATCTTGAGTTTATCAAATCAAAGCTGTCAGAGGTCAGGCATAATCTGGATTCAGCCAAGGATGATGTTGATATGATTTTAGACGAGGAGACAGAAGCAAGAGACAATATGCCGGAGCCGTTACAAGATACAGAAAGATATTATCAATCAGATGAGGCTGTAGCTAATATGGAGGCAGTTGTTGATGATATGGAAAGTATTGTAGGGGATTTAGAGAATGCGGTTTCAACCATTGATGATAAAATCGATGAGATAGAAACTGATATTATAGGAAATTTAGAGGCAGCCATAGGCGCATAATGTAAAAATATAATCATAAAATTTAACACAATATATTTGTATAGATATAATACGATACATATTTTTGTATCGTATTATTTTTTATGTGTTATATTTTATGAAAACAAATGTTACAATGGTATCAAAAGACCGAGAATTATTTGGCGTAATAATTAAGCAGGACACTAAAACTTCGTTTATGTCCTTAACAGACCTTCAGGAAGCCTATACGAAGAAGAGGGTCGAAATGGGATGGAATGAAAAGAGGATAGAGAATATTCTATCTAACAAGGAGAGTGCGGAACGGGTTTACTATATTCTTGAAAAACAGGGATATAAGATAGAATCAGGATTTCCTGGTTTTATACAATCTGTTGAAAAAGAATCACTTATAAAAGTGATGAAAAAGATGGGGGCCTACAAAACTATGGGTAGGGGAGAAAATAGAAGAACTATGTGCAATCCATATATATGGGTACTTGTAGCTATGGAACTAAACCCTATGTTGTATGCTGAGGTTGTTACGTGGTTAACAGATAAGCTTATCTTAAACCGAATAGAGGCAGGTGATAAATACAATGTCTTGTCAAGAGCTATATCAAGATTTCCGGATGCCGATTACTCCAAGATGGCTAAAGGCTTAAATTGGATTGTATTTAATGAGCATGAAAGCATGATAAGAAATAGGGCTACACAGGAGCAGTTGAAAGAACTTGAAACCCTACAGTCTAATCTTGCATTCTGCATAGAGATGGGAACCATCTCTTCTTTCTCTAATTTAATGAACATGATGAGATCTATATATGTAAAGAAATGGGGAGAAGAGGCTGTAACTTCTAAAAACGTAAAATAATATGGGAGTAAAAGAAATAAGAGAACTACTTAGACTCTACAGTCTCGAACATAGTGTCGTCCAGAACAAAAACTCTGGGCGGTATTCTATTATTCTCCATAACAACATCATAGGAACGAACGTAGATGGAGAGAGGGTAGTTGTGTTCAGAACCATTCCGGATGGAAGCAATACGTTCTCTATGGAGCGAAATAGATTCTATGAGGGGTTTGTAGAGGCTTTTGATGACGATAAGGCGATTGAAGCCGTAAGACAGTATTTTGAGAAAAACAGAAATGATAGGGTATAAGACGAAGATGGATTATATTACTATCGAAATGAGGTAAAACAACGATAAAGCAATGGAAAAGATGGATGATAATACTAAAAATATCCTTTATCCAAAAGGATCTATTTTTCGCATATTAAAAGATGATATAATCAGTGCCGAATTTAAAATCGTCAAAGGAGCTATAGCGGAGGCAGTATCAGACATAGAAGTAAATGATAAATATGCTGAGGTTTGTTGCAATGGGGAGACGTTCGTCATAGAAACGGATATTATGGATATTATTCTTACCAAAGACCCCATAGAAAACAAATCGGTGAAAAATGACATCATTGATGATAAACTACGATGGGATTTGCTTCCAATGGAAGAGATTGAGGACATTGTAAAAGTCTATCATGCCGGAGCCAAAAAGTACGGTCCTAATACTTGGCAGAATCTTGACAATGGCATTGAACGGTATCGTGCTGCAATATTTCGACACCTAATGGAATACATGAAAGGAGAAAGAATAGACTCAGATACAGGGTGTTTTCATCTTGCACAATGTGCGTGGAATTGTATAGCTATGCTGTGGTATGATAAGCACGGAAAAGGATTAATACCATTGAATAAGGAGGAAAAGGAATGACAAAAGAACAAATGATTCGTCTGTTAGACGACGAGTTTGAAGCAATGGACAAACACAGAAGTAATATTGAAAGAATTAAAAAGGATTATTTCGATTCTGTTTATGGATTCAAGAAGGGAGATAAAGTGAGCGTTCTTTACAAACGTTCGAAAGAATCTCTTGTTGGTTTCTTCAAGAGCGTTCAAATCATGAGTACTGGAACAGTTATATTTACGATCCAGGCACCCAATAAAGAAGGAAGACCTGGAAGAGGATCTTATTTGGTGTATGAAGACGATTTGAGCGAAATCAAAAAAGTAGAATAATATGATCAGAGCAAGATTTCACATTAGAAAGGATGACTGTGACAATGATTACCGTCCAGTCAAATGGCCTATAAAATACCCGTATTGGTGTAGCGCAGAATCCAGTAATTCATTTGTATTGGTGGCGTATGCTGAAGACGAAGACAGTATAAAAGAACTGTGGCCGGAGGCGTATGATATTAATGTCTTAGAGAAAGATACCGAAATTAGATTCACATTAAGATTCCCTAAGCCGAAATGGTATGAATTGTACGAAAGGGAATTAGAAGAATGTGATAGATTTATATGGGTTACGGATGCGTGCCTGAGAGACGGTATAATAAGAAAAGTAAAAGCTAAAATAGAAGAGTACGGCGGTCTTTTGTTAGCCAACATCCCTGATAGGTTCACTCCTTATGAAATAGGAATGGATGCTTTTGAGAGCAAAGAAGAAGCTTTAAAACATGCAGAGGAACGGAGAGCGTACCTGATCGAGTCTACTAAGAAACAATTGAATGAACTTGAAAATCTAAAATTTAAATGCGATGATTAATTACGCGGCAAAAGCCAGAAAAGCTTATTTGATAAACAATTTCGATAAGATTCTTAACAGTCTTAACACGCTTCATTCAACGGTTGAGACCATGACGTTGTTTGTAAACGACCAGGCTTATAATTACATTCTTAAGCTAAAGGAAGTAATTAAAACCAGTCCTATGTATAAGCACAATATCAAGCGTCTTTTAAATGACATGGACAAAGAGATAAAGAGGTACAATGCTTCTATCTACTACATAAATAAAGAGCGTAGTGAGGTTATAGCTGATATAACACAAGCGATGGAAGATTGCCTCATGCCATACATAGACGACCTGGCCGGCGCTATAAGGGCAGCCGTGTGGTCGAAGGGCGTGTCGGAGGAGCGGACGGAAGCGGCGGTACTGTCCCTAATCGTATCCTCCTTAGCCACGACATCAGGCAGACTTATTTCAGGTGGATATCAGATCATGAAAGAAATGGGTGGTGGTCAAGGTGGTAATCCATTTACGTTTATGAGCATTGATAAGATAAGACACTTGTCTACATCATTATCTGATGCTATTACCGGTGGAGAAATAGCTCTTGAAGAAAAAGAAGCCAATGACATAACTAAGGCAATGGATGTTTTTATTGAGAAAATGTCTGATTCGGATATTGTTGACAAGGTAATCAGCATACTCGAAGAAGCAGAATCTAAAAATAAGGAGTAACGATCATGAATTACTTAGATGGGTACGTAGAAGAGGTTCTTTCCGAGCCGTATTATGATGATTACGGATCGGGAATTTTCAGGTGGTGGGTGAAAGTATCTTACATTTGTGAAGGTATAAAATCAACCACTACCTTAATGTTTGATACGAGAGAAGAAGCAGAAGCGGTAAAACCAGGTTATAAATTTTTATGTTGAAAATAATATGAAATATTTTGTTTTATTGATGACACTTGTATTATCATCATGCAAATATGATAATCAAGTTAATGACGGATGGGTTATATACGATTTAAAACCTTTACGTGGTGGATGTGTGATATATTATGGAGAAGACGAAAGAGTTCCAGCAGTTAAGAGTAAGAGGTTTATAAAGTTTATTGGACGCCAAGGGGAATACAATCTTGGAGATTCTGTTAAAATCGTAAAAATAGAACAAGATGGAAAAGAATTTAAAACTCGTATGCCCAAAATGTGGCACCCCTCACCAGCCTCATTCTCCGCACACGATGGATGCAGATGGATTTGAAAGGTGTGAGATAAGAACTATCATGGAAGACAAGGGATGGTGCTACGAATGCTCTTTTTGGCAAAATATGTACGACAAGCACAAAGACGATCCTGGATGGATTAGGATAGACGGTGAAAGCTGGGTGCTTAAGCCTATGGTAGAAAACGTACCAAGAGGATGGAATAGCCTTGGATGCGGTGGAAGAAAAATGTATGTCAATATCGAAGGGAAGGGTATTGTTGCATCAAACAATTGCTGGTGTCAGGGTGATGTTTCGGATGCATTTAAGGATCTGATGCCTGATAATGCTACTTGGGCTACGAAGGAGGAATTTGACAAAGCCCCTGTAGTAGGATATATTATAGAAGGTATTGGTTTAGTTTTCACAGATAGGTAAGGTCATGAAATTAATGCTTAGAAACTTGTTTCATATTCCTCTTAGAATAGTTGAAAGGAAATCAACTAATGGGGAAGTAAGAAAGAAGAAAAGAGGGTAAAGGTAGTGGACTCTTGTTACAATAAACGGTTTTAACAATTATGGCACCAATAGTTCTTGGTGCCATAATTGTTTTTTATTTAAACTCATATCGCAATTGTTTGGTACAACATAAAAGAAACCGGTTCCCTATCATCCCTGACTGAGAATCGGTAAGAAAACAATTTCAGAAAAAATTAAACCTACATAATCTTTCAAGTAAGAACAAAAAACGTACAATCTACTCTTTGACGATGCTAATATAGCATATTGGAATCATACCAAAACAATGCAAGTCCGATATTCTTCGTCTATTTGTAGCTAACATCATCGTCTCCTTCCGAATCAGGAGTGGCGCCGATGAAGAACATCATTGACTTGTTGTTCGTCTGCTGCCACCAATTATAGGCGCGCGCTACGTCTTCCGGCGTCTTGATATTATACCATTGTTTGATAAACGTCTGTTTGGCGAGTTGCCTAAATAACTTAGACTCTCCCTTGTATGTACCGGATGTTACTTTATCAAGTGAATAATTCCTAAGATCGGTAAGATCCTTCAGCTTCCGTCCCATGACGAACGGATCGTTAATGATATCTACCACGTTAAGCTCCATAATAAACGGCATCTGTGAAGCTATTTCGTTTATGGTTCTGAATCCGACATAGGATCCAAATTGAGTAAGCCAACTTTCTTCGTTTTCATCATCATCACGCCATCCGGCAAGAAGCATAGATACGGCCTGCATGATAAGGAACGTGCCGGCATAGACACTGAGGCGTTTGAGATTAGTTTTCTCTACCTCATTCATATTGTCTTTATTTTCGTTCCAGGCATCTATGATGTTTTTCATACCAGACTCGGAAGCCAGGCTAAATGTTTTGGCTATCATATTCTTTAACGTAATTGACAACCCTTCCTCTTCTTGCATTGTCTGGAAATTGAAGCCACGTCTTTTCCACAGACGTTGAGCCGCCAGCACCAACCATCCTCGGTGGGCGGTCATGAACCTGGCTATCCAGTTGCGCGATGCGGCAGTTCGGTTTTCTTCATTCAAAGATCCGTTACATATCTGCGACAAGCTACGAACTTGATTTCTGGTTATAGCCATCTGGGTTTCTACTTCCTCAACAGTAACACCCGATCCGGGCTTTACAACCACCTTCCCATCCACGACATCTACCATACTCCATAAAGTACGATCTTTTAATGCGTTCCATTCTCTTTTTATGGTACTCTGTTCTTTATTACGTTCTTTTTCCATCTTGAAATCTTGGAACGTGTAGAACCGGCCTTTGTAATAACGAACATTGTCCATAGTAGCAATCATAACCTGCGGATCAAGAGGGTAGTTCAGGATTTCCATAAAAGCATACATAGGTGAACGCATTAAGGTCCTGGCCACTCTATTGTATCCGGCACCATACATACGATTTCGGATATTAAATATCCCCATTCTCTCACCTATGACATATAATTTACTTTTCCTATCTATGTCTCCGGTTTCTGCTATACAAGATGGCGCAAGGCGTGAAAATTCAGCCGATGCGTATTTAAGGGAGTCTTTGCTTATATACTGTCCTACGGCAGATTCCATGATGAGGTTGATATGGCCTGTCAGGGCGCCGGTAGCTGCCACAAACGGAGACAGTGCCAGGTTCATGACCGACATAAATCTTTCAACAGCCATCATTATCCTGGTAAGGTCTACTGTGTACCCACCGATGTTTACCGTCAGTTTTTTGGTGTTCATTCTAATGCCATAATAATGGTCATTGAAGAAGTCTCTAAACATCTGATATGCTTGAGTCGCTTCAGCTTTCTTCCCGCCTTCAAATTGCTTATTCAGCAACATCTGCTCCAGTCCTTGGGCGAGCTCTATAGACTTCTGCTTTTCGTTGTATAACGATGACTGCATCATAAGCATCGAATAAGAGTAACCAAAATCGTGAGATACGTCATCTTGGTTCTCTAATTCATATATGTAGTATTTAGGTATGGACCGAACCCTATCTTCCGGATCATATACCTCACCCTGACGTGTTTTACCATACAGGGAGTCATCTACGCGGTCAAGACATAAGTCGGATACGAAGTTCCTGACCGTACTTTTAAGGTTAATACCTAACCCTTCTATACGTTCTATATCTTGTTTGGATATCTGTGGAATAGCATACAGATTAGGGCTCTGCTCTTTGTATAGATCAAGGGATTGTCTTTTTATTTCCTTGAGTTTTTGAATCATATTCCACTGCTCTACGTTTTTAGTAGCAACTTCATTACCGTCAGCATCATACTTGATACCAAAGTCATTGAAATACGATTCATCACGATACAGGCTTTTCTTAGGCATGCGATGACCATACCCATGATCTTTTACATAATCAGGATTACGACCGTTATTTTCGGCTTCAGATTCAGCCACCCATGCCCTTGCAGGATCGAAAGACAGGTACGATATGTCCATGCCATAATCTTGGGCGGATGTACCATTTTGTACGTCCTTAACCATCTGCGCCACATCTATCTCACCTCGACCGATTTTGTCGATCATGGCCGCATATCCGGTAGGCGCCATGCGTTTATAGTACGAAAAAACCTGGCTCCTGGCAAATTCATTAACAATAGCATTAGCTTCTTCTATGCCCGCTTTTATGTCAGCTTCTATACCCTCTTCTCTTGTATTATTTAAAAATAAGCTGGCCATCTTAGCATTAACAGCATTCCTGAAATCTCTACCGTCTAATTCTTTGCTTATACCAAGCTTTTCTGACAGGTAGTTGGTTTCAGATACGGTAAACAGATATCGGTTATCAGCAGCCTTAAACAGCTTATCCCTTAAAGCCTGAATCCTTTTTGCTTTCTTCGCCGTAGTATGACGTTGTACGAACTTCCATTCCACTTCCTTGGAGTCAGCAAGAGCATTTAAATAAGACTGATTTACTTCGTTTTCAGCCTTACTGCTTTTAGTAAGGTACTTATCAATATCTTCAAGACCCACCATCTTAGCATAATCTATTAAGATAGCGTAATCGGCTTCAATAGCTTCAGATGCGGCCCTAAAAGCATCTCTTTCAGATGAGGTAAATGTCGCTTCGTTAATTTCTCCGATATCAGCCACATCGCGATTGTTTCCGATTATTTCCTTGATAATGGCCTTATTTTTTTCTATATCTTTCACAATCGAATCCACGTCAGTCGCATCTCTATCACTTGTCGTAGAACTAATGATATCATGCGCCATTTTAAGATACGAAGCCTTGTTATTTGATTCGGTACGCGCCGACTGTTCCGATTCTACTTCATTCCAAAACCGATCATTGAACGACAGGTGACCTCCCAACATAAGTGTCTTCAGCGCAGCTTCCCCTCCAGATTCACGCTGAATAGTTCTCAATTTTTGCAGAAATGATTCTGATACGGCATTAGTGACATTATTTGATTCTTTTCTCCAAACTTCATTTATGGCTTGTATTTCTTTAGCCATCTTGAGTTGATCACCGGTTTTATCTACTCTCCTGGTTCCTACATATATGTATTCTGAAGCCGCCTCCTTACGTTGTTTACGAAGCAGTCCTTCTTCTTCGTAGTTACTACTCTTATAGTAAGCAACCTCATCAAAATTACCATTGCTATCAATAAAAGGTTGCCTCAATATCCGCTTCTGCCGAGAAAGAGCATTAAGGTATTCTTTGGTTGTTTGAGAAACCGGATGCCCTAATTCTTCTTCAGCCTTTTTGTATATGGATTCCATTCTTGTGGCATAACTTTCGCTAAATTCCAGTTCCGAATTTTCAGCATCCCATTTTTCCATCTGTTCCGTATAGATTTTTTCCTGTTCGATAGTAAAAATATCGGTATTAACCCTATCGGACGACGGTTTAAATTTAGCGTTCTCAGTAACCGTATTTCCGTCCTTGTCAACTACTTCTCTTTTAAATACGTAATTACGGTTATTGTCAACCACATCATTGATTTCTTCTTCTGATATCTCTATGTTCATGGCGGTCGCAAACGCTCGCATCTGCGCCAGCTTCTTATTACGATCGTATTTAGCCATATCAAGGGCACTACGAAGGTAATTAGAAGTTTTGCCGTCTACTTTCTGAAGCAGTTTTTCAAATTCAGATTTGTTAAAACCATGCTTTTTCGCATATGCCAGGAAATCGGATATGGCGGGCTGGGCATTCACCATCGCATTGTAATTGTCTTTGGCAATCATAGCTCCAAGAGCGTTATTGAACGGGCTGGAAGAATGCTCTAATATACCGAACCACCTACTTATCCAAGAAACATCGTGTTGAACCTTATCAAAGAACTCTTTTACTCTCTTTACCTTATCTGCCGGCACATGAAGTTCGTTCATTAACTTGTCAAGCAACGTACTTTCATCAAGATCTTGTACTGATTTAATATCAGACTGAATACCGTTGATGTCGGCAATGACGGTATTGATCCTATTTGTATAATCCTGCTTTTCACGCTCATCAAATTCGGTACTTCTGTTACGGATATATCCTCGAAGATCGTTCATGATCGGAAGAACCTGATTGTTGATAATATCTACGTTCTTTCGATCATTGGTATTGAAGTGAAGCTTACCGTCTTTGGTATCACCATGAAGGATGGTGTTCACCACATTGCTTAAGTATCTGACCTGAGCTTCGGCTGTGGAGATCATGCTGTTCATGGCAGCCGCCATCTCATTCTTGTCTATCTCGGTCTCTACTTTATTTATCTTATCTTCTATGGTCTTAAGCTGAGCAAGGGTCATAGACGTAGTTACAGCCCTATCAGAGCTTATCTGACGTAAGTCTCTTAATGTTTTTCTTAGCGATCTGATCTTAGACTCAAGAAACTTGTTCTTGTTCATAGAAGAAAGGGAGTATAATGTAAAGTCATTATCCTTTAACAGAGAAGTGTCAAATCCTTTATCTATGTCAGTAATGGCAAGATCACGAATATTTTTAATAACGTTATTCAAATCCTGTCTTTGGGTTGATAAAGCTGATTTAAGCCAGTTTACAATTCCAGAGAGAAGCTGCCGGACGCGCCCCAGGAAGGAGGTAGGCTCTACCGGAGCCTGTGCTGTGCCGGTCTGTATCTCCCTGGCGAGGATCTTTCCAAGAATTTCTCTCCTAACAGCATTATCAAGCTCAGCTCCTTCATATACCTTACCGTATGTATTATAATACTGACCTGCATATTGGTTCCACTCTTCCGTACCTTCTACATCTTGCAGAACAGCCTCAACAGCATTCTGATCTCTGTACGCCTCTACAAGGAAGTGGGCTGTTTCTTCTACTAAATCAGATAAAGTAGCATCTTCACCGACTGCTATTACGTTATTGGCAATATCCGCCAATGCCTTAGCAGAAGGCTCGTGCCCGTATTTGGTTTGGTACTTCTCTATATAGTCGGTCATACCTATGACACTAACGCCAAGAGTTTTCAGTATCTCGACAATAGAATTTCGTTGGTCACGTTCCTGCCTGCTATAATCTGATACGATCTTAGCTTTAGTATCAGCATAAAGATCGTTGTCTTCTAATATGAATGAAACTACAAGCGCATCAAAATGATCGTACTTGGCGTCCAATTCATTGTATCTTCCTGACTTAAGATCGTTCTTTATCTGTTCCCTACTAATCCTTTCCGTTCCTCCGGTGGCGAGTCTCATAGTTATCTTACTATTATCCAACGAGCTTATGGTTATCATACCTTGGTCGTTCATGGAAACATCGGAACCAAAATGATTACGGAGCTCGGTGTATGATAAGGCTGAATTGAAAAGTCTAATTTGTCCTGTATGACCTTCTCCTGTAAGATAATAGCTTCTTGTTTCAGGATCGAATATCTTAGATCCTGAAACAAGACCTTTCTTTATAAGGTAGTTAATTATACCACCTTTCGTTGATAAAGAAGTAGAAGCAGAAGCGGTCATGACCGGTATGAAAGACTTGGGATTATTAAGAACATACTTTCCAGCCTTGTAAGTAATGTCTGCCACGCCATCCACGGTAGATTCTTGAACGGTTCCTGATAAGAATCCTATTCTAATATCATTCCCGCCAGAGCGAAGAGCTTCTCCGTAATCTTCAAATAATTGACTACGATCGTTCATGAAAAACAAACGAGGCTCTCCGGTCTGATACGTTACACCCACAGGATTAGAATCTGTCTGTGGTAGCTCTTCTGGGCTAAATATCTTAAGACCGTCTTTTATAACCATATAATTAACACCCTTATCCTGTACCATAGATACGGGAGTGAAGTCCGAAGATATAGCATCTTGTAGATACTGCCCTGCGTCTATTCCCGGTCCTTCCGGTACGGAAATACTTGACGGGACCATAGCATCTACCAACATAATATTATCACCCAGATCTTGGCTGTAAAATCCAAAGCCCGATTCTCGGATTTCATAAGGTGCATCTGATTTCGACACAAGAATAGGGTTGCTCATCTTAGAAGCCTTATCCAGCACCCTTTCTCTATAGGTCTCTGGAATAAGGTCGATATTGAATTTTACCTTATTGTAAGCCTGTTTGTTGATAGGCACATTCCTTCTCCAGTCACCAAAAGCCTTTAAGAACTTATTAGAAAATACGGTTTTAAAAACAGTAGTAGCCCGTTCCCTATTTTCCATAAGAGGAATAGATGCTATCTTATCGAATAACATAGACCTGTCCCCTGATCTGGTAGAGACAGAAACAACTTTCTTTTTATTATCTCTTTTAATAATACACGTTGATACCATGATAAAACATTTTTGTTATGAGACAAAGGTAGCTAAAAATCAAGCATATCATAAAAAATTAAGCCATCTAACTTCTCAGTCTGATGGCTTAAAAATAATATGAAAAAAAAATTATAATCTGACGCAAATCGTCAAGTTACGCTTATGCATTGTATTTGTACCCATTTCTATGAATAAACCTTCCTGATTCGAACCTTTCCACATCATCCGGTCCAATAAGTCCGCAGTCTTCCCTCCTTGCCTCATACCACAGCCCAGGCTTACGGAGCCGGCAGGTTATGATATAGTTAAAGCAATTGTGCGTAAAATGGAAAACAGATCCTACAGGGAAATACCTATCAGCTTGAAATGCGATTCTTTTTCGTTTAGTATCAAACGTGATATCCCCTACTATCTTAGCCACGTAATAGCTTCTGCCATTTAACGTTTCATCTGTTTGTGGTATCCAATAATAACCTTTTGCCATAGCGCAAATATATAAAAAAGTCGGATAACTTACGTACCCGACTTCATTATTTGTTTAAACAGACCAATTCCGTCTATTATAATATGACCACTTTGCATACGACCATTATTAAGATTGTAAAGGAAATTAAAACCACTTTCTTTTTCCTGTCTTTCAAAAGAACTGATATCCTTTCCTCTACGGGCTCTTCCAAAAGCCTTCTTGAACAACTTTCCTCTGAAGGTCTTGACAAGGTTCTTGGTAGCGTTATTGCCGGCTCTTACCATTACTTTCCTTGCCTGGTCTTCTGAGACAAAACTACCTTGGAAAATATACGATGCTGCTGCTTGTATGTCCTGCTTGGTAATCATATGCAAAATATTCCTTTCAGGATACTGGTCTTTATTCCATATATTAATTTCATTTCATCTCTATCATATACGTCAAAAAAGGATTCACTTGGGTCCTTTGAATCTACATTCAATTGAATTATGCAATTATCAGTATAAACCTTAAGCCTGTAATTATTGGAGTATATATTCTGCATAGTTTCAAATGTCTTAATTAAATTTTCAACAAGGACTCTGTTAAATGAAAAAGGTTCTTTGCCATTACCTCTAAATGTGATATGATTTAAATCCTTGATATTGTCAAATTCATACTCTAACTGATTGCCGTTCATCATATCATAAAAGACTGACTTTCTGATTTTAAATCCCATGTTGTTTTGTTTTTTAGTTAATATAGATCTTCTGAATACAATTGTTCTCTAATGGCACTCCTATCTACTACCATTTCCTGATTATTGCTCTTAACAAGTTCAGACGCTTCCTCTCTTGTTAGAAACCGGTTCTTGCTTGTCAAAAATCCTTGAATACTACGGTTTTTATGGGCTATGCCGTATGCAGCAAGTTGCGATATTATGGAACAGTGTCTCAATCCACAAAATACGGTTCCGGATGGTATATTTACTGGACCGTGAGGCTTGTTCTTGTAATCTTGAACCCAGATAGCTGCGCATATAACAATTTCCTTATCACACATAAATCAATAATTTAAAATACCATTTTTACCAATATGCTTCTTTTCTTCTTCAGTAGGCCATTCCTTCTTGAAATTACCATGCCACGTTCCAGGAACTACCACCAATTCGTCGCCCTTACTATATTCAATAGCGGCACATTCAGAACAAAGAGGCTTGCCTTCATATCCCTTTAGCGACTCATCATAGACACGATTCTTACAAGGTCTCACAAGAGCCCAGTAACAGGACGTGGCTGTATTATCTATACAGCCACATTTTGAACATACAAACAAACTCATCCCGCAATCTCCCAGTCATTAGACATAATATCATGTTCGGTTGGATTCCAATTTGATGCTACTTTTTGACCTGTATCTACCATCAATATATTTACGTCAAACATACAGATATACTTTTTACCCCAATCGATTCTTTTTATCTTACGACCTAATTTAAGCCGTTCTAAAGCCTGTTCGAATGTCATGCCACGACGAGGCAGTTTGAGATACTTTTTAAGTCTGTCGGCAGCTTCATTTGGTGTATGGCCATCGTATTCGAAAGCGGTTTCTCTTTCAGGAACATCAAACAAATCCCAGTATTTGCTTTCATAGTGATTAGATACCTGACCGGTAGGCAGGATCGCCATCACAATAAACCAATCATCAGAACCGAAGCATTTTTCTCCGTCGCTGTGTCTCCTTGATTTGCAAACTTCAACCTGTCCGCTTCTGGCTAATAGATTAAAGAAGGCAGCGTTATACAACATGCGATACCGATACAATTCATTGAAAGTGTGGTATCCGTCAGAGACTTCTCCCACGTCTACAGGCTTCTTGTTTTGAATACTACCCAAAATATTCTCTATATAGAGCTGTATTTTATACATACCCATTTCGGTGTGGCCGTATTTGTTCAAGATATTATTGACATCGTATTGTATATTAAAATCTTTTTCAAATTCTACTTCAGGATGATTAGGATAGTAGTAATCTACTGATGCTTCTAACACAGACTTGATATGCTCTACTATCCTCGTGGCATCATCATGTTTTAAGAAATTCTTGAATCCCTCAACGAATTTAATATCTTCTTCGATTGTTGATTCGAACTCTTCTTTTGTCATTACTCTAACCACATCTTTAAAATCTTTTAATTCCATGATTTGTTTTAAATTAATTGTTACTATACTTTCTTTATCCTACAATACAAACCCCACAAAAACTCAGCGGAGAAACTATCCCATACATTATTCTTCTGCCAAAGTTCTACTTTGTTAACAAACCAAGACCATGTGGGACCCTCATATGAAGAATCAGATGATGATCCCAATCCGATTTTCTCCATTTCATTCGCCACATCAGATTGACATACTCCCATCGCTAAAGCAAATGGGATTCTTGGATACAAACGCAAGAAACCCCGATATTACTATCGCTGGAATTACTCTTGCTCTCCAATTCGGAAATGCCCTTCCGAAGTATATTACGGGCTGCAAGAACATCACGGTCGTTAACCGCTCCGCACGCCGGGCATACCCACGTGCGGTCGCGTAACGACAGACCTTTATTAATGCAGCCACATTCACAAGTTTTGGAAGAAGGATACCATTTGTCAATCTTGTGTATCGTTACTCCATACTTTGAGGCAACATACGTAAGTTTATCAATAAAAGAAGAATGACTAAGATCGGAAACTTTCTTTCCCCACAAACGTTTCATTCCTTCAATGTTTAGATCTTCAATAAAAATATAATCATATTGTTTGCATAACTGGTGTGCTAATCCCCATTGAAAATCTGATCGAAGATTGTTTATTTTACGATACGCTTGTTGTAGTTCAAACAGTCTCCTTCTTCTATTGTTGGATCCTTTCTTTGTATTAGAAAACCGTTTGTTTAGTTTTCTAATCTTGTTTTGATATTGTTTGAAGAATAATGGAGACCCAATTTTGCTACCATCACTTTTAGTTAAATAAGTTTTCAGCCCAAAATCCAATCCTATAGATGCACCATCATGTGTCTTTCTATAAGAGTTTATAGGATTATGATCTGTAATAATTATCAGACTATATCGATGGCATGTTTCTCTAACTATTCTAATTTGTTTAACATTACCTTCGTAGACTCTACTGTATGAGAATCTAAATCGTTTCTTTCCTTTGTTAATTGTGAGAATATTACCATTTAGGGTAAAACCTCCTTGTTTGAATACAAAAGAATTGAATTTCTCCGGTGATTTAAACTTAGGTGGTCTCTTCGATTTTCTTTTAAAGAAACGATTATAAGATTCATCAAGACGTTCAAGTATTTCTTGTGTTGTTTGGGAATGAAGAAGATTTCTTTTAATTCTTTTGGTAAAATGTTTCTTCATTTTACCAACCGATATATATTTCCCAAATAGTTTGTAGTATCTACGTTGTAGAGCTAACGCATGATTCCATACAAAACAACATTCACGAAGCATCCTTTCCAGATACTTTGTTTTCTTTGAATGGTATATGTTGTATTTGTATGAAATCATTTTTTTTATCTGTAATTTTGATTCAAAATTAATCAAACCAATTCATCCACCTACTAAAGTATGGTGGTTTTGCTGATTAAATAATCATAAAATCAGCTTCGTTAGCTTTACCTTCTATGAAGATAACGGTTTTGCTTCCAGGCCTATGATCGTCTAAGCTTGCCGGGATTCCTAATATCGTCCATCCTTTAAACTCAGCTATCTTAAAACGCATGACATCAAACACCTTATAGAAATCATCACAATCTACAGATTCTATCACCTTAACATCCTCTTCTGTGAATTTACCTCGTATTGGAATAACGTAATGACCAGGGCAGCCATCGGTTCCGAAATATGCGATTCTAACCACGATATTTACAATATTTTAATTTATTTTGCTAAAACATTCATATAACATGGCACATCTACCACATCTCTTCTACGAAGTCCCTCATCAAAATAAGAAACCATATAAGTATTTTTACCTTCGTGATCAGGTCTGGGATCGAAACATTCAAAAACGAATCTTGTTACACCTTCCAAATGACCAAGCATGAAAACAAATTCGCCACTGTATCTTTTATTAGCTAATTCTTCTACGGTCATAATCTATCTCCTCCCAATCCTGAATTGATGCTAACGTACTTAACACGGACATCATTTCCACGTCCAAGCTGACCCCAGCCGGGCGATGGCGTTCCCTTAGCCGGAGCGGGGACAGCCCTAAGCCGAGACCAGTCCTGCTTTTGCCTCATGGCTTCAGCCTCTTTGTAATACTGGTTACACAGTTCTTGATCTTCGTAACCAACGTAATCTTCCTTATTTTCCATATAGAATAGTTTTTCAACAAATGTACGACATTCATTAATTAATTAGATTTAAAATAAAACAATATGAATTAAAATAAAAACCCGATACGTTAAAATCGCATCGGGCCTGGTATTGAAAAAAAATAGGTTCAGAACTTGGGTAAAGATTCGAGCCAATTTTTAACATCTTTATATTTAGGGTCTTTGTCTATTCTATCTTTCAGTTCATGCAATGCTGAGTCCATAACCGTATTCGGTACGCCAATCAACTCTCCTATTAAATACAATGGGGTTTTATTTGATTTAGATTCGTGTGCCATATTCATATCCAAAAAAAAAGTTATGTGAAACAAACCGGCCACGGGTATTCTATTGCCCGCCGACCGGTATAACATTTTTTTTATTCCTTTTTTTCCAAACGGGAAAAACGGGAATGCGGGAATCATATTTTTTACTATGGCTCCCGCACCACCGGAAGGGCCTGGGCCTGGATCTCAGGTCAGATCCTTCCAGTTTATTTTTTCGCCGAGGTAATCTTGCACGGCAAGCCATCTTATAAAGGCTACTCCTTCGGGAGCATCCGGATCATCCAAATACATTAACGTAGCTTTCACCAACTCGTTCTCACATTTGAAGACCTTCGGAAAACCATCCGAATAGTACATTGCAAAGACATATTGGACATCGCCCCATGTCGCTTTATCCGGCTTCTTCGCTCCGCACTTTTCAAAAATATCTTTTATTTCCGGCTGCTTCCAGATCCTCTTGGATCCATCGACGTTGACCATCTTCTTTACCGCCTCATCAGCAAGAGCATTAGAAAAATGGTAGCCGTAAGTATCTACATATTTCTGATAAGCTGGATCCTCTGCGTCTGCTCCTCAATAAGAACGACCTCTGCCACGTCCGCGACCTCTACGCATCTGAGGTCCGTCACCGTAGTATCTGTCGTCTCCATAGTAATCGGTCGGGTAGGATTCGTAACCCATCCTCCGGTATTCCCGGTCCTCCATTTCATGACGACGTTCGCGCTCTTCGAGCCTTCTTTCCCTTTCTTCCAGCTCGTTTTCGCGTTCTTCCATTTCCTTCATCTTCTCATGCATACCGTAATGATCATAAGGAGGAAGGAACCCATGTCCGTACTCCATGTACGTTCCATCAGCACGCCGGCTTCTGCCTCTGCCTCCACCTCGTCTGTCTTCTATCTCGTCATATCCAGGATATTCTCTGTGTCCTGAATTTAAATCATATACTATCATATTATACTTATTTCAAACGTTCTACAATTAACTTCTTTAAATCTTCGAATGAATCAGTAAGGTCATTCACCTTATTTTCTATACCAGCTATTTTACGATCCTGCTCTCTCGTTTGTTTGAATGCCGGATTGATGTCTTCTAATATAGATTCACAAGCCTCTATCTTGGCACGATGGGTATCTACGCTGTCTATTATGTCTTGACTGGTGCTTTTTATAGCATTCAGTTCGTTCATAATCGGATCTATGCTGGTAGATAATGTTATACCCATAGCCTTAGCCACATTCTGGGATTCCGGAACCGTATAGGTCTTGGTTTCGCCAGTGAGCTCTACCGTCAGATCCACCACGCGGGTCTGCATCGCCTGATACTGACCCGGCTGAGGAGGAAGATACCTGGGTTCGGATACGGCTACTACCTTTCCCAATTCGTATTTAGGTACTGTATTAGTATCAAGGGTATGTACCTGAAACCCTTTCTTCAAATCTGAAAACATGATCAAAATATTATTTAGGTGAAAATAGGGTGATGATCTCCATCACCCTACTGAAATCATTTACCTGCTTTAACTTCAGACGCCTGGGCTGCCGCTACTGGAACACAGCAATCCATTAATCTTAACACGCCACGAACTTTATTGAAGTACAGAAGGCGTTCTGTGCCATTTACCATAGCAGCACCCGTTACAGCTACGTTAATAGGGTTCACGACATTCACTCCCGTAACCGAGCAACAGGTGTCGGCTCCTACTGTTGAAACTGTGCTGTTTGCCGGGACCGCAATCTGTACCGGTAGAGCACTTCCGGCTGTGGGGACTACTTGCCTTATCTTAAGAAGGATAAGACCCTCACACGGAAGGGCGATCCAAGCCCGTGGGTTAATACCGAAGATTGTATTTGTCGTACTGACAATAACATTCTTCGTAACCATCTCATACAACGATCCTATTTTAGAAACACAAGCCATATTAGCCTCCTCTCTTAATAAAATCAGACAGCAGCGTTGTTATTGCAACATCCGTTGTTACATCCACATCCGTTATTGCAGTAACCTCCTCCGAATACCTGTCCCCAAGAATAAGCCTGGTAAGGAGAACAAGAGGGGTAGGCTGGGACGGCCGTCGGGCGTAATTGACCAACGATATTCTGGGTTTGTTGCTGAGATAATGCCGAAGCTGTCAAAGCCGCTTTTTCTTCACGAAGTTGAGCAATAGTGTTCTGCATCTCCCTCATTTCCAACTGACAGAATTTGTCGTTGATCATAACGGTTTGAGCGTCAAGTTTCGCAGACAAGATATTGAATTGGCTTGTAGCTTGCTCACGATTGTTAGCCAGACCTTGGTTGAGACCGTTCTGCAAGATATTGGTTTGTTCCAACGTGCGAAGCTGGTTATCAAAACCTTGCTGAGTAATCATTCCCTGAGTCTGGCAAGTGCTTTGATTGATCAACGAACTCAGATTGCAGCAGCAAGAGCTGATTTGATTTCCTATTTCACAACCTTGTTGTTGAACTGCGTTGATAACAGCCTGAGAAGTCATACCTACCTGACCAGCTACTTTATCAATAGCACCCTGTACGTTGCAGATAGCGTTCTGAAGTTGAGTAGTAGAACAGTTCAAAGCAGAAGCGATCTGATCTATGGCACTACGATTACCTTGAATTGCCTGCATCAAAAGTTCACGACCGTAATCGTTATTCAACTGAGCCGGCAAACCATTGGCGCAACAATCACCACCATTTCCAAAACCGTTACCGAAGCCGCGTCCACCCCACAGCCAGAACAAAACAATTATCCAAAGCCACCAACCGTTAGCCCCACCGAAACCGTCCTGGTTGTTACGACCGTTCATCAAAGCCGCTACCAGATTCGGATCCATTTTATTACCACCTATCAAATTAGCAAACATGCCGGGAATCATTGAAAGAAGACCGTTAGTGGCTGCACCACCACCGTTAGCCCCGGCTCCATCTAAAAGGACGATTTTATCACCACCCATAATTTTATAGTATTTAATTGTTAAACATACGTGCATGAAGCACGTAACAAAGATCATGATTGCAGGGTGGAATACAGGTGTGTTTATTTCCTATAGAAGAGAAGTATTTTCAGCAAAAACGGAAGTATAATACACAATAATTAATTTTCCCCATTTAAGGTGAAAAACTGATAATCAGAAACTTACGCCTTTCCCATTTTAGGTAAAGCGCTGTAAATCAAACCAGGGCCCGCATCACTGCGAGCCCTGATCTCTAAACTAATACCATGAAAAAACTTAAATCTAAAAACTAAAGAATACACAAATGTATGAAAATGTACGCTTTTCACAAAGAATCTGTATCCTATTCTTTTGTGTGATTCAAGACATGGGATATAGTTCTGATACTTAATCCGGTTTGATTTCGTATCAGATTATAAATATAGGATTTTGAAACTACAGTTCTTAATTGACCTAAATCATTCATAATGTTTTTATACATAAGATGAATGCTGTTATTACGTTTGATGGTACTGATTCTCATTTCCTACCGTTATTAGTTACGTTCTGTTCTTACCTTCCCTATTTTCTATAATCCCTTCCTGAAACTAATATTGCAAACTTAATAAAAATAATTCATAAACAACGAAAATCTAACTTTTCTTGTATGTTATTGATATACGTGCATATATAAGAAAAGTGAGACTTTCACAAGCCTCACTTCCCAAATTATAACTATGAAAAAACTATATTATATATATACAAAAATTATTTGCATTCTAATTTGTTAAGATCATCCAATTCAGACTTGCTTATGGTCATATCTTGCGTCAAGCCAGATCTGTTTTGGTATGGAGCGTAATCGGTTTCTACTGTCTTAGCCTTCTGGGTAGAATCGTATTTCACCTCCGATTCGGTCCCTGTCAGATTTTGGTAGATAGAGCCGGAACTACTTTCGCTTACTTTAGACCATATCTTATTACCTACTCTTATAAAATTATCATAAATACCTTCGGCTGTTATAACACCATCTTGCTCTACGATATTAGGGCCCGATTTTTCTTTTAACAGATACGGGTGCCTGGTGTAAAAATAGTGTTCAAAATCATTCTCGGCATACGAAGGGTCATACCTATCCAAATAAAACAATTTTGATAAAAAAGGGTCGGTGCTGGTCATGCTATAATCAAACAACATCAACCTGTCTTTTCCAGATAAAGATAATTCTATTGATTTCAAAATATCAGGATCATCAGAAATAAGGCCCAAAGATGGACCAGGTTTGAAGTCAAGATACTTATAGGCATTATCATATAATTTTGTTTTATGGAGTTTGTTGTCAAGGTAAGATTGGTATAAATCGAATAAGGATAATGGGTTTTCGCTATCTTGTTTTTTGTTCATGTATCGACTATACTCCCGATCCACATCCACGTAAGGAACGTCAAGTACCGCCGGGTGACCAAACGCCATCCTGGTCATTATCATGTCCTCCGTGTTCTGAGAATCCATGAACGATCTGACGTATTTTTTAATGGAATCCATGAGCGTATTATTATCTACGTTCCGTACTTTCTCTTTATCCAAAACGCCGTTCTTAAAACAAGATTCAGGATATATTTTAGTAGAAAAATGAGCTAGGTTGTGCTTGGCTAATACTGTTGATATTTGATACATCTCGTTAAGATCATCTTTGCTGATCCTTTGATATAGATTATCTCCTACCTTAAGCAATGAATGTTTCTCAAATGCCTCTACTGGGTCTATATCGGATTCAGAATAAACGATATTCAAATTATCCATATACTCCGGCAATAATCCAAAATAATAGTCTGTACTATCACCAAGAACATCATCTATAGAAGATGCCAGCGTTGGAGCATAATTTACATCATTATGCCTGGCCACATAAATATCAAGATCCAGCATCAAATTATCTATCTTATTCAAAGATTCTTCTGTGCCATCATAAGTTTCCGATGTCCCTATTATATCTATGCCAAACCACGTACAAGCCTCTTCTATATCCCATATCATGCTTCTTAAATCGGATTCGGTGTCGGCATTAACCCTATGTAAATAAGCTGATATACGAGCTCTTAGGAACTCTATTTTGCCAGGATTGTAATAAGACAGATCTTGTAGCTTAGACAAGGATCTTCTCTTGCCTTCTACCACATCATCCCCTTCTATGTTTATTACCGGAATCTTATTCGTAGATGAGAACTCATCAAACATAGATTCGGCAAATTCTTTATCAGAAACGAATTTCTCAACCAGTTCAGGGTATGAGTTTCTCAACGATTCAAAAGCAGATGAAAATTCAGAAAAGTTTTTTATGCCGGCTACTGTTTTACGCATAGCATAATAAAGATCAGAAGGATTATATGGTACTTTTTTACCAAATTGGTTAAACACTCCCTCCTTGTAAACAATAGGACCATACTGATAGTCAACAGACATAAAATAATTATCTTTTTCCCTATCATGTTCGTTATTGGAATAATCCAATAACTTCCTCATGGATGTCGAAACTTCATTAAGAACAGAAGGATCAGATAAGATTCTACTTATCTCTGTTTCATTATACAAGCCTGATCTTCTTAAATTCTGCTCATTCAGTATCAAACTACCATCTACATAAAAATAATGAAGAATGATGTTGGATAATGATGGTGCCGTATAAACACCATAGGTAGATAAAAGAAAATCTCTTACATCCTTAACATCCTGATCCGTTAGAGGATCGGCAAAATAAGTTTGACGCTTCATATACGACAGCACGTCTTCTAAGAGAGGTTCACCATTGGAATCGGTATTAAACATCTCCCCTGGAGCCGGGTTATTCCAATGACCGTAATACGACAAAAAACCAGGAGTGTAAGCCTTAGCCCATACCTGAAGAGCCCGCTCACTGTTTCCTAATACCTTTAAAGCACTTTCGTAAAGAACGGAAGGCTCCCCGTTAGGAGCCTTAACCCGTTTTATTTCATTTTCCTTTTTTTCTATCTGACATTTGACACCCATGTTATGAAAAATATTAAATTCAATAAAATCTATTACATTTCTTTATAAGTTTCGGAATGTACCTTCTTAACAAAATACATTCGTAATCCTTACCGGGTTAAACAATAACCCTCTATCGATTATCCTACGAATTGATTCACAAGAATCACCGACTACTTTTCTCATAATGTTTAATGCTCCATTTACATCGGCATTAATGAGCTTTCCTGTAGAGGATTGAAATAATCCTCGTTTTCTCCTTTTTCCTAAATAGTTTTCATGTTTTCCTATCTTCTCAAATGCAAGAGAATCACATTTTGAAGTATATGATTCTTCATTGATAACTATTTCAATACCAGCTAATTCACATTTGTATTCTAAGTAACTAACTAATCTCGCAAAAGGGATTTGGGTAAACTTTTGGTTATTCTTTTTACCTATATTTACATTTTGTTTCCATCCCTTGTTATAGCCTACAACTAATTTTGTTATCTTGGAATCGATAAGTAAATCAACTATCTTTCTACTGATTTTATGAAAGACATCTTCTATGTACTGTTCTCTATCATAATATAATTTCTTTATTCGTTTCGTTATCCCTTTTATCTTTTGTAAATCTTTGATACTATTTAATTTAGCTAATGTCTTATTGAATAGCTTATTGTATGATTTAACAAATTTACCGCTAAATAGAACAGTAAAATATTCACTAACTAATGTTACAAGATTGTTTATTCCTAAATCAATGGAAGCTATTTTCTCTTCTCTACCTTTAGACACTTCAGTATCTTTTACCTCATAAATGATTTCTATCTTATATCCACACGCTAACGGTTTTATTCTAATCTGCTTGAAATCTTTTATCAAATCAGAATACTTCTCATATTGAGGAATGGGTATTGAAATATCTTTTGATAGGATTATTTTCCCATCTTTTATTTTGCAACTCTGGCTCGTGTAATACAAATTGAACTCAGAACCTCTCTTTTTGTAATTTGGAAGACCAGGTTTTTCCTTATACTTAGTTGGATGTTTTTTGTAATCTTGGACCGTTTTGTAATAACTTTTAATGTTTTTATCAATAATACGAAGAACTTGTTGAGAACATTGCGCTTTTAATAATTTGTAATTGATATTCCCATCCAAGTTCTTAGTATTCTTCATGATAGTATCAAGTTCAAAATAAGATAACCACTTATCTTCTTTAGAAAGTGTTTCTCTGAAAATATATAACGCCTGATTGTACAAGTTATTGCTAATCTTGCACAAAGATGATATATTTTCATTCTGACCTATGTTGAACTTATATACTAATCTCATGATTTTTAATACATTAAATGCTGTTTACAAATCATACATCTAAGATACGAATTACATTTGTATTACAGAATAGAATCTATTATTTTTAATGTTATTTTGCACCATAATAATTAACTTTTTTCAAAATTAACTATAAAATCGACTTATACAATGACGGATCCCAAACTCCTTCTATATAAATCTCTGGAAAACTCAAACTGCCATCACGAAGAGTGGTAACCTTCAAACTGGGAATGTTAAAAACAGTGCTAACATCACTAAACTCACCATTCAACTTAATAGCATTTCCACTATTATCAGCTTCATAATAATAATAACAATAATTTTCATTAAGACTCGGATCATATTCGTACCAATATGTTAGATCTTGCATATGGTCTTCTATATTACCAATTTTATTTCCACCTAATATAAAAATACCATTATTGCTATGATGATAAACCGTAGATTCATAATTACCATAATTCCAGTCACTATTAAACACTATATCACTGACATCGGAATCATGATCTTTTAATACAGGCCCTATATGTATATGAATTTTATTAAACTGACATACATAAGGTCTTTTTCCTCCAAGCCTTTTTATATCTTCATTGGATAACTTATTATAACATCCTCCCACAAAATTATCCGCAGCATTAAAAAATCTCCTTCTCATACTTAACACTCCTTATTTAACTCATTTATCGAATCCGAATTATCAGAACCTTCTACAAGATTCTTATTCCTATCTATCTCTTCCTGGCTCATATTACTAATCATATTTTGTATTTTCCTACCAGATTGAGATAAAGAACGGATGAATGCGCTGGAACTTATCTTAACTCCAAGATCCGGTTTTGCCCTAAACGCTTCACCGGTACTGATATTATACAAATCATACACACCTGAGTTCATATAGAATTTATATATCCAGTTTCCACCAGCTTTTTTGTACCCTAATTTGGTTAACTCGACTACACTCATACCAAATTTAATGCCATTACGACCCATTATCTTCTCCGGTATAGGTTCTACCTTAGCCGGAACAGATGTATATGCTTCATCGCCGCCGTACAGGAAATAAGGGGTTGTCACCCTTGATATGTGAGTAAGCGACTCTTCGGATATACGAGGTTCGTCTTTCGCAGCCTTAGATCCTTTCCTTAGATTGGATATTCTAATAAAAGGATCGTATGTCAAAAAGGTTAAGCCGTATTCTACTTTATAACCTGATACGCCGTTAAGGTCCCTTATAGCCTTAGTCGTATGCGAGTGATTGATGGTGTCTATACCATACCTTGATTCCATATCGGTCATAATACTATTAACCTCATCTCCCTCTACATAAACCTCTTCTCCTTCCGGGATAGAGGTTATGCCGGCAGCCCTTCTAAGTAGCCATAAAGTAACTTCAGCAATGTCAGAGAACTTATCTCCGTTCTTCCTATAGTTATCTACTCTTCCTTCTTCAGATCCAGGTAATTCGACATTTCTTTCAACTTCGACATTTGTTCTGGATTGTCCTTTGCCTTCTCCATCTCCCTTTTTATCGCCATCTTCCTCAGTGCGTACTGCACCGCCTTCTGCACTTCCTTCTTTTCCATCATTTAAAATATTATCTGATTCTGACTCTATAGACTCCACGACAGCATCATACTCTAGTATGCCGCTAAGGAAATCTGCTACGTTATTCAAAAACTCTATTTTTTCCTCGTTTGTCATATCAAGGCTTTCCACGGGCCCCCATATGGCGGGCAAGTTGTTTGATTTTATTACAGTAGAAACATCTTCTATAGTTTGGTTGTCCACCGTAGGCAAAACTTTAGAAACCAAACTATTGATATCAGATTCCATTTTTTCTACTTCCTCTTTTGTGCCATATTCTTTTAGGGTATCCATGCCATTGACTCTAAGAGAATAATTCAAAGCCTTGCTTGGAACAAAATTAATATATTTCAAAAAGTTTTTCAACTCTGATATAATTTGTTCGTCAGATCTTGGCCCAACATAATCCTCGACTACCTGATCTGTTTGAGAACGAAGCCAAGAAACGTATTCTTCTAAAGTCTTACCACCTTTACCGGAAGGAGTGGATATTTTATCACCTACTGTTCCTTTAGGTTCTAATCCCATTTCCTCCTTAAGGCTTTTAGGATTACCTCTCTCACGAAGAAACCTCAAATCACCTCCTACAATCTTCCTTGCTATAAAATCAAAAATATTAGCATAAGGCGGCAATCCCTCTTTTTCTATATGAGATTCTATTTCGTTTAACATAAGAGAGAAGTTTTTCCTGGAGGTACGCTTCTTGCCAGGTAAAGACTGCGCATCTTGTGCCGCAGGAGCCGGCTGGGCTGGTGGCGCCGGCCGAGTCCCCCGGACAGGGTCTTCCTCTGGCATTTCATCTTCGTAAATATCCACATCTTCCTTGGAAGTAACGGTCTTACCCTCATCGGAGAAAGGGAGATCATCTTCTATAAGTGATTTAGGTCTGGAAGATGATTTACCAAACTGAATCCTGATCTTAGGAGCGACAAACATCTCACCTTCGAAATCTATTCCAGATTCTACTTCAGACATCACAATGTCTTTCACATTCCTGCTTTCATCTTCTACCCATTTAACAACATCAGGAACCGTAGATAATTTTTCTATAGCCTCACGAGCTTTTCTAAGCCCTGAAATAGGATTCAAATACGATACTTGATACGAAGCCGGATCAAGGCCTAACTTGGTTAGATACGCATTAAGATCTTGTATATCATCTTGACCCATCTGTAACAATTCAGAGTCACCTGATTCAAGCAGCATATCTATAAAAGAAATCCATTTCTTTCCTTCCTCTGATTCCACAGAACGTAGACTAACCGGGAAAAGATAATTAAGACCGTTTTTGCCTTTGATGACAACTACCGGAACTCTTACATTTTTGTAATTATTCCCCTTGTCATTTAATATAGAATAAGCAAATGGGAAGCCTGTGTATTTAGATCCGTTCTTAAGCACGACTTTGCCATTTAATACATATCCGACATCAGATACTTTTTCAGCTCCTTTTTCGGTAATAGGGAGATTTTCTACCTGACCATATCCTTGACCGTTTACTCTCATGTTAAACACCGGTCTTCCAGGAAGGGTCTGGGCAACAACATGCGTGCCGACGTTGATGGTGGCCGACCGGCCGGCGTCCTTCTTCCACTTGTTAAAAGCCGTTCTTCTTATCTTACTTATACCATCTATGCCTCCTGTGTCAGCTTTTACAACAGAAACGAATCTGTTTCCACTCATGACCTTGATAACCATATTGGATACCAGCTTATTTTCAGCAGATTCTATTCTTTTTTTATCACCGGACTGAACAGCATCATTGTATTCGGCAAAAAGAGACTGATTATAGGTATCATTTGCATCTATCTCAAGATTAACCTTATCTCCTTTCTTCAAAGAAGATAATGCTTCCTGATCTATTTTATCTACTTCATTCTCTCCGAATCCAACACCTGTTCTGTACGGAACCAATTCGTCTGAATCAAGACGCTTATAAACCAAAGAATATGAATTACCCACGTCCTGAATAGACACATCTGTGTAACGGTTAAGAACACGAGCCGATTCTTTGTCTATAGACCATCTCGCATGATAAGGCAGTTCAATTATAGTAGCCGTTTCTCCACCTATGTTAAGAGAATACCTTTTAGTACCATTAGCGTTCGTTTCAGAGCTTATTTGAATAGGAACCAATGATTTTATAGAAGATATAAATTTATCGGCTCTAAGACCTGCAATTTCATACCTTTCATTGCCGTCATTGGAGATTCTTCTTACCATCAACGTCTCTGGATTCTGGGCGCTATCTATATTGGCTCCCGGCGTATTATCAGATTCGTCTAATTCATTTACAAGAGAATCTATATTAGCATCATCCTCCCCAAAATTACTTAACGTAGATTCGGAAATACGACCTTTATCAATAATCCTGTTTTGTTCGATATAAGGAAGGAGATCCGTGATGTTTCCAACCTGGCCAAGATCTTCTATGGTAAATACCGAATCGGCAAGCTTATCTTCGTCAACTTTCTCCCCTTTGTCCCGTCTGTTCATTATATCAACATACGAAGAAATAGCATCATCAAGTTCCTTCCTTTGATCTGGTTCCAAATTGGATTTAGCCATATCAATAATAGCTTTATTATCCTCATACACAGATCGAGGTTCAGTAAGTCTCCTAACTTTATCTGATAAATCTTTTATCATCTTAGCCGGACTATCACCAAGATTTGATATATAATCATCAATATCCTGTTTATACTTTTCATATATCTCCTTCTCCCTTGGAGATAAAAGATCTTGATTACCTGTATATATCTTATCTACGATACGTTCTTTAACCTCTATAGGTGCAGACAAAAGATCTTCCATTGCCGACTCATAATCAAAATCAGACAATATATCTTCTTTCGGCTTCTGAGTTATACCATCGTTTAGATGACCAAATACTTTCATGGTAAATGCTTCATCTGAATTTATTTCTCCATTATTCAGAAGCTCATCTATTTTTTCATCCAAACTGATATTATTATCCTCTGTCTGGTAAAAACGATCACTTTCTATAGATTTAGTATTAGAAGATACCATATCATTTAAGAACTTAGAAAATAAAGAAAAATCATGTCTCATGAATTTCTTATCCTGTATGGAGTTCATAAATGACCGTAAAACCTTATATTGGGTAATGGCTTGCTGGTATTTCACCACCATATTTCTTAAATCCTCTGCTTCTTTCTTTCCTTTATTATTCTCAATATAAGTACTTAAAGAAGCTACAGAGTCATAAGCCTTCAATATATCTTCAGCAGTTATTGTTTCGGATTTAAACAACTCAAGAGCTAATACTCCAGGATCAAAAGAATAAAATACTTCTTTATAACTACTAAGAAGATCTTCTGACAACCTTCTATATTCCTTATTAAGATTATCGTATTTAATAGTTTTTTGTTTTATAGCCTCTGCTTCGGTATCATTGCCATCCTCTACTCTTCTCGGAGTTGTAGCCAACCTCTCTATTTCAGCATTCAGATCATTAATCTCATTACGCAATTCCCTTAACTGATTAGCTGTATCAAAAGCTTGACTTGATAATGAATAAAACGTATTTATATCATCAAACAAATTATTGTCATTTACATAATCAGCAATATCATTTGATGCTTGCATTGCTATATCCTCTGCATCCAACCCCTTAAACACAGCATTAGCAACATTAGATCGATAAAGATCAGATGAAGTCTCAGCAGTAATAGCCTCAGCAAAAGAAGAAGCTTTTTTATAATTGGCTAACTTCTTATCAAAATCTTTTATAATATCTTCCTTGTATTTTTTAACAGTTTCTTCATCTACTTTCATTTCAGAAGCCAACTCACTTTCGTCAAGGCTTTTAACCATTGACCTGAAATTGTTAGCCGTATCCTCTAACATTCCCATTCTGTCAGATAATTCAAATTTAGAATAATAATCTGATTCAGGATCATTCATTTGAGCATTAAATTCGGCTAAATTTCGCATAGAGTCTTTTACAGATTGAGAAGTAAAAGCATTATTACTATTAAATTTCTCAACATCAGTATTAATAGTACGCTCTTTATTTCTCCTTTCATATAAACCAAAAGCACCATTTCTGGCTCCAAATAAACCACCAATCAGGGATCCTATACCAATCTCTTTCAATCCTTCTTTGGTTGTAAATTGTTCAGCTATGGCCTTAGAAAAAGAATCAACTATAGAAGACGTAGCATCAAGATACGTCTTATCATATCTTGATCTAATAAAATCTTCTCCCATGCGCTGAGCAACACCTTGCATGCCTTCCTCCCATACACCTTCAGATATGGGTCTTTTAGATACATTCCAAATAGTAGCTAAGGATTTCTGGAATAAATTTGCTTTTACCGTCTGTAATCTTCCAGCATCACCCGCTACCTTCTTAGTCCCTAATCCAAACAAATAGCGATCTACAAAACTCTTTGATCCCCTATATGTGTTTGATACACCCTTTAATCCAGGTATGTATTTAGAAGCAAAACCAGTGTCTACTCCAAGATATTTTCCCAGAAGAAGATAATTGGATAATCCAACTATACCCATATTAGCTAAAAATATGCTGTTTGCCGTATCGGAAATAGAACTCTTAAATTCAGCCATCTCAGACTGATTAGGATTCCGACCATACATATTTTTAAAATATTCCTTGTATTTACTTTCAGAGTCTTTCATGAAGGACTGAGCCTCCACGGCAGACTCCCAGCCGGCGCCCACGAACGTATTTACTCCTACCTTGGCCATATTACCTATAGCCCTGCCGTACATCGCTCCTGCTCTATACGCTCCAAAAGCTGATTTTACAGCACTTGCCGCAATCTTAGACGCCGCCATCTTTCCGGCCACTCTCATTCCTACTTTAGCGCCAACAGCTCCAAGACTTGACACGCCCATCCCACCTGTAAGGTAGGCAGACAGAATAGCTCCTGTCGTAAACGATAGACCATTTCCAATAACATCATTAAAAATAAAATTTGCAGTTCCAAGACTCTGCAAAAATCCCATATCACGCTCTTCTCTTGTATAATAATGAGGAAGAGAGTGGTTTATTCTTTCATCTATATCATTTATGGTCCGTGTAAAATCATTGTCAAATGCAGAAGATAACGTACCAGTCTTTATAAGATTATACGCAGCCGGGATAATACCTACTACTCCTGATACACCATATAATGCTGTTTTTGTGACAAGTTTCCCTATACCATTAACAGCCTTATTCCAAGTAGTTTGCCTTCTTCCGTAATAATCTTCATTATCCCTTCCTGGCATATAACTTTTAAACTTTGCAAGACCGATGTTCCCATCGGATAAAAAGTCATATGCTTCATCTAACTTAATAGTTCTTCCTTTACCAAATACACCAAAATCAACAGCAGATGACTGTTGATTACCAGCTATAACCTCACCATAAGACGTTTGTTTACCAGAATAAGTATTCCTTGATTTATCTTGAATAGATTTTATCATGGAATTTAACTTATTATAAGACTCCTCTTTCTTCTTTCTTGGATCATCTCCACCATTCAGAGCCGATTTTAGTCCAGAAAAAGATGTGTCTACATCAAAAGAAGTATCTATTCCGCTAATATCAGACCCTTTTTCTGAATCATCATCAGGATTTATGGCTGATACCGGGGGAGTATATGAACCTACTTTCATCCTCTCCATCTCTCTTTTTGCTCCCTCAATAAGAGAAGATTCTTCTTCATATCGCGTAGGAACTACGGCATTATACCCTCTTAATCCAGTAGATGGTAAGAAACCTGATTTCTCTACCAATGTCTGTTCCTTATTTTCCATATATTATTCCCTATTTACACTATTCAACAACTTCATCAACTTGCCGTTTTTATTCAAAGACGCAGGTAAATTACCTCCTTCTTTTGCCGCCACCATATCCTTAATCTCCTCTGTTATGGCTGCCACAACAAAATCAACTATTTTTTTCTGAGGCGCAACAGCAAGTTCTTTAGACACATTATCCGCAAACCATACATTAGGAGTATCAAACGAATCTATTAACTCAGGTTTACCATTCTCCATAAGATAAAGCCTTGTCTCATATCCATAACCGTAACTTGTCTTAGGATCATAACCTTCAACCTTTACACCAAGCTTTCCACTGTTATCCAATATATCTTTAGCTGCATTAAGAAGCCAAACCTTTTGTTCTGGCATATCATCTAAATTATTACCAGATTCATTTATCATATCTGATAACACTTTCATCATTGAAGATACAGAAGCATAAGCGGGTGATATATCTGAATTTTCAAGCATCTTCGGATACCACATATTGGTATCACTTCCAAATGTAGGTCTTATAATACCACTTTCATATCCACCTATATCGACGGAAGGAGTATTAATACCAGGATCTATGCCATTATTTATCAACTCTGTTTCAGATACCTCAACAATATCTATTTCCTCTCTTTCACCAGTATGATTAGCAACCAAACTGTAAGTCTTCTCTCCATTGTCGGCTATTCCCGATTCTGTCAAAGAAAATGATTCAATAGTTGCCGATGATGATTTAGATTTACCAACAGGATGCTCTGCCATTTTTTTAGTAAATAGATCCCTGAGAACACCCATCTCTCTATAACCAGCCTCCTTGGAGGTTAATTTGGTTGAATACGTTACTGTGTTAGGTGAATACAGTTCGAGATATTCTTTACGTATCTCATTTATACCATCATCTTGAACCTTAGTTATTTGATTGGCTATATTAATATCGCTTACTACATCACCTCCAACGCTCTCCATTCCGCTAATAGAATACAGTGTATTAAAAAACACCTTTTCTTCACCATCCGAGAAACTATTTTTTACATCATCGTATTTTTTTAAGAAATACCTGCCACTTTTGCTATCCCTCTCAAATACTTTAGATAAATCAATGCCATCATTTTTCACCCTCTTTCTTATAGTAGCTATATCAGCAGGCGAGAATCCTTTTTCATAATATCTTACTCCAGATTCTACATCGCCGACTGTACCTCTATTTTTTCTTAAAATATCATTAAGGGATAACGCTGTAGCATAGGCTATATATTCTTCGGGTTTACCTCCTTCCTTCTGCGCGATCGCATTTGCTATTTCAGATACAATATTATCATAAATCTTATTCTCCTTCTTAATTCTATCATTCTCTATATCCATCTTGTCTACAGCGCTATTAAGCTGCATATAAGCATCTGTGGCAGCTTTTCTCTCTGCCATAGGTAGCTTGTCAAACATATCATTAGAGAGACCTCCATTGTCCTTTATATACTTAAGAAGTTTTTCTTCATCCATAAGATACTTGTATCCTGATGTTTCATCCGTCATATTTCTTGATATGGCAGCTTGAATATTTTTCATGTTTTCAGCACCAAGGGCTGTAGATAGTCTACTTCCGGATGTTACAAGATCTGTATATGCCTTATTAAACTTCTTATGAGTTTCTTCTGATATGCTAATATTTTTAGTCTCGATAGGATTAGCTGAAATAGTTCCACCAGAGTTTGTGCCAACGCCCACCTGCATGGCTCGGCTTCCAGCTCTGCCGCCCGCTGCTCCTGCACCAGAGGACATAAGTTTTGCTATTCTGGCTTCATTAAGCCTATTCTGCATCTTCAGACGTTCTTCGTCTAATCCAAATCTGGCTTCATCCTTATTCTTACCATATTCAAACTCTGCAATATCCCTATTTCTTTCATATTCAAATTCTATCTTCCATTTTTCGAAATTCAAATTAGCTAATCTTTCCCTCTGATTATATTCTTTGGTTTTCCAGTAAAGCTCGTCGGCTTTGATTATGAAAGACGAATTATCATAAGCATATGAAGCAGCAGCATTATTAATAAAATTATTTTCAATAACCTTCATCGCTCCAAGATACGGATCGTAAGTCCTTTCATCCATTCTGCTAAATTCAGATTTCATGGAAGCTATTTCAGATTTGGCTCTCTTTATTTCATTTTCAACCATTTCTTTCTTTGCAGGATCAGAACCCAAACCAGAAAGATCGGCAGTAAGAGCATCAACATACCTCTGCTTATCACTTATCTGCTTATTCATAAAACCAAGAACAGAATCATACGAATATAAAGAGGGATTAGAGTCTACCATGTAAATAGCCTCCACCTGCATCTGCTGCCTTGCTTTATCTGATAACCCTGACAATGCAAAAGAAGCTATCTGTTCAGGAGTAAGCATATCCTTAGTTACTTCTTGTACTGCCCCGGTAGGATGACCATCCTTGTCAAGAATAGGAATCTGAACTTTAGCTCCTTTATGAAGCTTGCTTATAAAATCTATCCTATCTTTTAATTCCTTATTATAATCAGTATAAGGAGTATATTGAAGAGGAGCAAGACGGGAACCAGCCTTTCCATCATTCACCCATTCATTATACGGCTTTAAAGCCGCATAAGCATTCGCAGCAGAATAAAGTTCTGGATTATTTATTTGTAAATCAGATAGCATTTTATGCATTCTCCTGCCTTCTTTTGTGCCGGAAATCGCGTTAATGACCGTATCATCCAACACTGAACTGATCTCTCCTTGTATAGCTCTCGTAACACCATCAGAAGAAAGATCCACGCCTTTGAATTTTTGATTGATGTTAGCAATCACACCTGACATCTTATCTTCCATATAAGCGCGGGCTTCAGGCTTATCTATCTCTTGACCCATAAGATAATCTACCTGGGTATAGATCTTTTCACGAGCAGCATCAACCTTCTGCTGTTTGTACATCATGACGTCCTTAACAAGATCTATGTTGTAAGGACTAACATACGGGGCATATTGCCTTAAAATACTATACTGTGAAGCCACTATTTGGTCCTCCTTCTTCTTTTATTTTCGTCATCTTCTTCATTTAAACTTCTCAAGTAAGGTGTAGAATAATCACCCATATTCATCACATCCTGATTACCTTGAACGTAAATAATTTGGCCACTTGGAAGCATTCTCATATTCGGAGCTATGGAAGCTATGGTATTCAACGATGTACGAACATTGAACTTATTCTGTATTTCGCTGTTTATGCTATCATAATAACGAGCAAGATTTTCATCCCTTATAGCCATAGCCTTCAATAACCCAGATTCATAACGTTGCCTTTCCGCTATGTTCTTATCGTCTGTCTGAACATAAGCCATTTCATTGAATCTATCAGCTTCGTTTATTTGCCTTGCATTATTGAAATTTACTTCGTTAATGTACTTGGCTATATTGCTTCCGGCTATGGCGTTCATATTAGCCAGAATAGCGGAGCGCTGGGAGTCGGGCACGTCACCTACTGCGTCCAACTGAGCCGATGTAGCGCGGTTGAGCTCGTTGATATACTGATCAGCAGATTGAAGAACCGGGTCTATTCTCGGAGCCTGATGCCTTTCCAGACCTTCTATCTCCAAGCCTGTATCGAGCGTTCTCAGCATCTCCGGGAAAATAGGACCGAACGCCGCCGGTCTGCCCTGTCCTTTAGGTCCGTTGTCTTCAACCACCTCCTCTGTATCGGTGTCGGTTGCAGTCGTAGGCGTACTTGCTTTCGGTTTTACCTCTATCCTTCCAGTAGATCCAATCTTAGGCGGTGTAAGGCCTGGTGCTATGGGACCGGCCTCAATAGGCTTCATTTCTGGTTTAACAGACTCAAGAACGAAGTCTATTTCCGGCATTAACCCACTATCTCTTAAAGCAACAAACTTATTATAATCGGAGCCCAGAATCTTCTTAGCGGCATCAGATTTATCACCAAATAAGTCAACATAATTCTTTATCCCTTTTTCGTTTAACAATCTTTTTTGCTCTGCCGAAACAACGTCCAACCCATAATAAGAACGAGTAGCTGTTGTCTGACCAAACTTATCATCTACGGCAAATGAATTATAAGCCTGATTCCCTCCGTAGCTTCCGGCGTCCTGGCCCCAGAATCCGTATTCATCTCTGAATTTCTTGGCTGCATCAGCATTCGTAATAGCGCCTACATCAGCTAACGCCCACAATGCATTTAATTGCCTGTTGTATCCTTTCTGGAAACCTTCTGTATCAAAATCACCATCCGTATTGTACTTGTTAGCCCATCGGTTTATGTCGAGCAAATTAGATACCGCCTTATCATTTACCCTGCCGTATCCTAAATTGCTTCTATATTGGAGATTCTGGTTGGCATTGACACTGGAATCAGGATTAAGAATCTGCTCACGACCACTAACATCAGATACAGTCATATTAAGAGTTCGTCCAAATAACTGATTGATAAGCTTATTGTAGCCAATAGCATTCTTTCTAAGTTCCTCCAGCTCCTTCTGAGTAGGTCCACCTTCAGCCATTTTTCTGGTTTGCTTAACATACTCGTCATATATCCAGTTCTTAGCATCTGATTCTGCAATATTAAAAGCCTTAGCTTGTTTCTTTACCTGATTCAGATCAACAACCCCGCCATCCCTAAAAAAAGCATCCATCTTCTCGTTACGCTTAGATTCTTCCTGTTTGCCATAAACGATTTCAGCGAAAGAACGAAATTGTGCTTCAAGCTCGTCTATCTCTTTCTGGTTTTCATTGACGTACTTGGAAAGAATAGAAGCATTAAGATTAGATGTGTTTTTGTCTTTTACATCTTCATTTTTCTCTAATCTCTTATATACACGCTCCTGATCTTCGTACTTATCAGACAAACCAATCTTCTTCTTATATCGATCAAGGAGTGTAGCATACGTATCTTTTGACGTTGCCTTAATACCATAATTTTCTCTAACGTAAGAGGCAAACTCATCATCTATCTTACGATAATCGGAAACAATATAAGCCTCTGGCAAATCAACCGGAGTGCCACCATTTTCATGTCTGTTCCCTTTGGCTTCCATAGGCCCTACGGAGTCAGGAGTCAGCACGTACTCGCCTTTCTCTATCTCTACATTCGCAGCATCTTCCATAGACTTGGGAAGAGGATAAATATATTCGCCGGTCATATCAGACGTATCCATCTTCTGACCGTTACCTAAATTCACGCCACCACCTTCACGTTCCCACTTGATGAATTGCTGACGACGCTCCTTGGCAAGTTTTTCCCTCGCTGCCTGCTCGTCTCTGCTGGCTGCATACGCAGCAGATGAAGCTCCCATGATATTACGGGTAAGACCTAATCCTAAACTAACACCAGACAAGGCAGCTTGAGCCACATTAGCACCGACCTTATTACCGGCTCTTATCCGGCCAAGACTTGTACCGAACATTTGAGCTCTGCCGGTTAGATCGGGTGAATAATATGGGGTAGTCATAGGATCAAGAGGATTACCATCTTGGGAACGTTTTTCTTTAGAGGAATCAGCATCAACACCACCTACATTCATTGTATTATCAACGACTGATTTCTCTACGTTTTTAACCATACCCCTATTATCAGCGAGATATCCTGCATATCCTGCATCATTGTTTTCAAAAAACGGATCGGATGTAGGCATACTACTAAATGGATTTATCTCCCCCTCCTCTGTTTCTAAAATCACATCAGAAGGCATATATATATTCTGAATATCAGATTCACCCCATTTATTAACAGGCGTTCCATAATCAAGAATAGGCTGAGTAGAGGATACATTAATATCCTGTTTCTTATCCTGAACACTACCGCCAGGAGCGAATATCGGACGATTTTTTATGATTCGTAATTTCATACTATCTTTTTTCACAAAGATAAGAGAAACGAACGAGAAAATCCAACGTTATGGGATACGTTTAAAAATCAATCATGTACGGCAGACAAACCACCCGAATCAGGATCGTACTTAAGACCGCATGCCCGGCGATAGTTCTTAAGCGCTCTCCTATACAAAAACAGCACCGTCTTGGAAACTATTTTCTTCATAGATTTGGTTAAAACCTCTTCTGTTGAAACAGACATCAGACAGCTATTCAAGAACGACCTGACATTGGAACCGAACAAGGTCTTAACCATTTTTCTAAACGTTCTAAAAAGATATGATGCAGAAAGAGACTTTAACCCATTGCGAACCAGTCTCTTATTCAAATACGAAACAGCCTTTTCAGATAGACAGAGCCTATTCTTTCCTTCGCTATCTACCTCTGATGAAAACCACGAATATAAAGTGGTAGGATGTTTCTTAAGGTGATTGATGAAGGAAGTCATTATCCCTTCTTTTAAGGCCCTTTTGTGGGCTACGCATGCAGCAATCTTCTCTTCTCTTTTTAAAGAGCTGTCAAGGCATCTAAACACCGTCCTATCGTCTCCGATGAAATACTGAGGACGTTCTTCCTTGAACTTAGCCCGATAAGCGGCATATCCTTCCTTACGAAGCATATCTATCTGAGACCGGATATAGAACCTTACACACTTTTCTTCAGCCTCTTGCACGCTTTTAAGATAAGGAACTGACTTTCTCCCATATCGAAGATAATCATAAACCATAGCCTCAATAAAGTCATTGTACGGAAAGAATCTTCCAAATCCAAAGTTCCAAACTATGAAACATCGCACTCTATCTTTCCAGTAATCAGATATGATAAAATTACTACAATATCTCAACTTCCTGTCTTTCTGATAGAAATGATGAGTATGTTTGTCATAAAATAGATTAAAATATCTCAAATTGCCTAAACACTGACCGGCTGGACGGCGTACTACATTATACCCTAAGTTGCTGAAGCTATTATATATAACTTCTATCGGAGAGACCTGCTCTTTCTTGAAGAGCTTGTCGTGTAACTTGCGAGGATTTATTATTTCAGTTATTTTTGTCTCCATATTGTTTTTGTTGTTTAGTGCAAATATATGATTTTACATAAAAAGAAAAAAAATGCACTGCCTTGTATCCGGTTTGAGAGAAATAGGATACAAGGTTTTTTATTTTATGACGGTTTGGATAAGAGACAAAAGAACGGCTCGAAACGTAAACGGCTGACCGTCAGGGGTGGGACAACAAATCTTGAATTAAAACTACGCCTATAAATAGTCTCCGTTTTCCTTAATATTAAGACCATTTTCAATGATCTTACTCATTATATTATTTATATTATTTTATATACTTTACCATTTATTCATATAATTGTTTACAGTGAATGAACTTAACGACCGAAGGGAGTTAAGTGAGTGAACAGATTAACAAATTACTTTTTCCGTCTATTGTATTGTTTGCCTAATTGTGTTAAAGGATTGAGTATCGTAACCGAAGGGAACGATGCGAAAGAACTTATAATATTTAAAAACGACTGAACCTATCGACGAAGGAGATAGGTGATGGAATGACGTTAATAGTTATATTAGGTAGCCAGTGGAGAATTAGGCAGGCTGGTAGGCGAGACGGGCGTCCATGCCTGTCAGGACAGTGGAAGTACGTAGGTCTGTTCTGTTAAACAAAGGCGATGATAGTTCCATCCTTCACGAAATCGCACAGAAAAGCCGGATTATCTTGATGACGTTCTTCAACCTTCGGTATCCGTGTAACGAGTCTCAAATCCGGCTTCGCTTTATTAATATGAGGAAATAAAATAATATTGTTCTAATTATCGGTGACGCCTTTAATGCGAAGCTGAATATTGGGAAGCACGGCATTAATCAAAGCCATTTTCTTATCCTCTTCGCTTTCTTTTTCATGCTGTCTATACATCATGCTGTAATCACTGTCATCACCATCCTTTTTCCCGTCTAACGTCAGTAAATGATTTACGATGTCTTTACCATACGTTTCAGTCCATGTACGGAATCTCTCTTCCTCGGACTGTCTCTCCTGGGACTGGGCTTCCGGGTTAGGGATGGCGGCTGCCACTTCTACCTCTGGAAGTGTTACCGATGCTGCTATTTCTCCATCATCTCCGAATCCCATTTGACCATACAAAGATACGGAATTTTCTTCAATTTCCAAACCAAGATTTTTAGCAACTTCCATAGCATAGTCATAACGATCATCATTTCTTATAACACTCTTATGAGGACGTCCTGCTCCTTGGTTCCAAGCTACTACAGCATCCTTAAGGTTATTGGCGTTCATAAAATCCTGCCGGCTGTAGTTGTAATACCCTGGTCCTTCTTTTCCTTTTCTTGTGTATAAGAAATTAGAATATCCGGTTTTCCCTTCGTATTCGTCAGCCAAGAACTCAAGTTGGTCTTTGAATGTGGGTGTAGAATGTCCTTTCTTTTTGGCGTGCTTGAATAGCTTATCCATGCGTTCGTTGTGCCATTGCTGTATGCCGTATGATGTTCTGTTGTCTCCGTATATGTCATCTTTAAGGCCAGATTCAGCCATGAGGTTACCTATGATGGCGAGCGCCTGTATCTTGGACATGCCGCGCTTATTAGTAAAGTATTCATATGCTTCACGCTGCTTGCCAACTACGCCACCTTCCTTCTTGATGTTGGTATTGTATCTCTTTCCATTCCATGTAAATTCCTTAAGACCTCTTTTCCTGGCTTCTTTAAAGGCTTCACCTCTTGTAGTGGAAATAGAGTCTTGTAGCTCAAGATCATTTTTTATTCCAAGAATAGCATCAACAATAGTATTATCATTTTTATCAACATTATCCAAAACATAAGATTGACTTATCAAATTTGATACGCTCTTTCTGTTTTTATAAGTTCCTTCTTTATCTGATGGAGCTTCAAAAGCATATACAAGTGGATACGAATAATCCGTATCTGGATCTTCTGACATAAATTCGTTTACTGCATGAATAGCTTTTTTGTATTTAGTATCTTTTATACTATACTTCCCAGCATCTTGAACATGATCATAAAATCTGTCTATCATATAGTTGATATATCCACGCTTATCGCTCTTAAATCTCTCTTTATCTCTTTCAAACTCTTTTGGCGGATATCTTTTGTAATATTCTTGAAAAAGTCCCCTAAATTTTCCATCCTCAGATACAGCGTAGGGGTTTCCACCAGATTCTTCAATAATATTTCCAAGTACGGCTTCTATCTGGCGTTGATTAAAACCTTTATCATATAAAGCATCATAGATCATATTCATCCCTTCTACGTCCATAGTACGATGCTTACCCTTACCCACACGCTTCATATTTTCATATTTGGATTTGAATAAATCCCAATCTATTTCCGGCTTAGAAGAATCCCCTCCTTGTTTTTTGGATCTTATCTCCATCCTTTTATCCAAATCATTCTTTGAATCAATAATGGATCTAAACAGGATCTTGTTTGGATCACTCTCTTCGTATGGAATTTTGTCTTCTACATAATCCCTTATTTCAAAAGGATATCCTATTGTATCAAGAGTCTTAGTAACAATACCGACACCAAGAGGTTGATCATCTCTATAAAAATCATACTTATCTTTTACAACCATCCTACCTCTGTCATCACGGTACATAGTAAAACTTGATAAGCCTGATAAATCATTTAAATCACCGTAAGCATCCGGTATAAAATTATATTCGTTAAAAACTTGATGTTCTCCAGTTCTGGCTTTTTTTAAGAGATCTATCCCCTCTTCCACCATTCCAAGTTTCCTACTTGTTACATCCCTTAACTCCTCCAAATCAGATACGTCCTTGCCTGCAACTTTTCCATCAATTATCTTATTATCTAAAGAATCAAGCTCCCTTCCATATTTTTTAGCCATTTTCTCCCACCCACCATTTATCCTGTCAGATATAATGGATTTGATATTGTCTGGTATTCTGACAATCCCATTTTCTTCTTTCAGATTATTTGGTTGGTTTAAGAATCTAAACCAAAGATTCTGACTAAAATCATCTACATTGGCTTTCGGAACATCTTGACCAAAAAATTCCATTATTTTGGTTTTTAATCCTCTTTCATTGGCATACACATCAGGTGTTATATTAGATGCCAGATATTCTCTAAGTCTTACAAACGGACCAATTTTATTCCATAATGTTTTTGGTTGTTTGTTCTTTACGTAATTTTTAATTTTCTTTGCCATCTTTTTCTTCCTCCTTCTTGAATTTGTGGTAGGCATCACAAACCTTATCAACTAACCATCCCATCAGATAGGCGGCATGCTCATCTTCTCCGGCTTCAAAACTGTAGTTAATGTTAAGATACTTACAATAAAGGGAAAGACCATGCAGACATTCGTGTCCTATGGTTCTCACATCCATGTCAGACAGCGAATGAAATAAGAAACATATTTCTTTCCTGTGATTGGTTCGGTTTCCCACGAAAATAGTTCTGCCGCCATAATCGTCAGTCCATCCTTCCCAGCTCTGATCTTCTACTTCCAAGTTGGCGAACGTCTTTGCTATATACTCTTCATCTGCTCCAAGCAATACCCTTACATTATAGGGGTATATATCATTTTTATATAATACTTGTTTCATAACAAACTGTTTTTCAACAAAGGTAAATAAAATAGCCGAAGAATGCTACCATTCATTCTCCGGCTTATTATAATGGAAATCTTATTATGAAAACAATACAAATGTAAGATTTATATTTTTATCTTCTTAATTTCCTCAATCATATTCTTATATCCGCAGAACTTGCTGTTAATAACATCGAAAATAGATTCTGACCAGCCAGCTATGTTCAAGATATTAGATCCTCTGTAAAACATCTCACTTCCATATCCTTGAATAGAAATAGAAACGATCTTGCAATTTGGATTTACTTTCTTGAACTCTTTCAAAAGTTCGGCGAATTTGCCATATCCATAACTGGAGCTTTTCTCCCATACAACAGATTCACCGTCTCCTATCTGCATATCTGAAATAATGTACAAGTTATCTACCTTGATCTTATCTTTAACGCACTTATCCAAGAATGCAAAAAGACCGTTTTCAGTGGCACCACCGCATTTTACTCCGGCAGTAAAAGATTTTTTGTTATTCCATAAAACACCTTTACTTCTATCATATTCGTAATTGATAAGTTTATCACCAAACATGCCAATAAATACGTCAGGAAGCACAGATGCGATCATACAGCCAAATAAGTTACCAATGACAGCCGTATTTGTTTTGCTAAAGGCAGACACTTCAGAAGATCCTCCCATATCTCCACGTACAGAGCCAGAGTGGTCAATCAGGATAGCCGACCGCCCCTCCAGCACCGGCAGGTTTTTGCAGGATATGGTTATGGCTTTCTCCAACGCATCTAAAATCTTATATTTATTACGCGCTGTTAATTTAGCACGTTTTTTATCCGACTCAAATACAATATCATTTTCGGAACCATCAGTGCCTATATTTTCAACCTCTTTGAAAGCTGAAGCAAAACGGAAAGGAAGCATCTTCGAATTAAGCACCTTCTCTTCTATTGTAAGCTGCCTACAAACTTCATCTATTTGATCAGGCGCGTATTTGATTATGTTTACAAGGTTACGAACCATATTAAAAATAGGCATACCTTTTACATTGGAAACCACGTCCCGAATAGCGTCACCTAAAGCTTCTTTCTTTTCCTTATTGTCTTTCTTATCCTGTCCGGCTTTAGACATTTCTTTTTCAAGAATCTTGCTTTCGTATAATCCAGACAAAGACCTACCTTCTATAAGGTACTGGAAAGCCGTTTTGTTAGCCTGATTGCCTTTGGGGTGAAATAAGTTTACGAGGTCAACCATAGTAATGACCCTACTGTCCATCTTGTACTTGTCAATCCGATACGGATCAAGACCTTCCAAAGCCGTCTTAAATCCTTTCTTAATAGCGCTGGATATTCCTCTTAACTTCTTTGGATTTTTGTCGTTAAGAGCCGCATAACAGCCAAGGATTTCGCTCATATCATCAGGACGCATAACGATCTTATTATAGAACCTTGAAGCCCATTCTTTACCCGATGCTTTGCTGGCAAGGACAGAAGCCATAAGATGCGTTACTGACCTAAGCTTTCCTTCTTTCCTGACATACAATGCTGTTTGTGCTGCGAAATACGGATCTATTTGATCCATAAGGCTCTTAATTCTTTCTACTTTATCTTTTTCTTTCTCATAATAAGAATCAGATAACATGGTAGTCATTACCGTAGACACCAACTCTTCTTCTGCGTTAGGCTTATACGCCTTCTCGCCCATGTGATTCACGATCGTAGGTCTAACACCTTCATCCTTTTTGTTAAACTTTCCCATTTGTTGTTGTTTTCTTTAAAGTGTTATACAAAAAAAAGCAGTGATATTACTACCACTGCTTGAAAAAATCTATCAATATGTTTACTCAATGAGGGAAAAGCTGAAGTTAGTGTAAACAATGAAATAATGGATTTGAACCATCGACCTATACTTTAAAAGAGTATCGCTCTATCCATCTGAGCTAAATTCGAAGTAACTAACCCCATCACCACTCATTAGTTTTTATATATTTCAAACAGGGGAAAAGCGGAGCCGGATCTAAAATGAAAATATTGGATTCGAACCAATGAAAAGTATTATTACAGAATACCGCATTATCCACTATGCTAATTTTCGAAGTAACCGAACTCCTCACCATCTGTATATTTTATTAAAACAGGGAAAACCTGGAATGTGTTTTAATATGAAAGGAGGTTTTGATCTACCAACTGATCTAATTTTTCTTACATGAAAAATACAGGACTCGAACCTATGACTCAAACCGAAGTATCACCTTCCATCACCACTGTTTTATATCATAATCTCTCTTGATTATGATGCAAATATAGACACTAAAATATGATTTACAAATTAAAATGATTTAAAATGTGTTAATTTGGATAAATATATTAATTGTGATAATATAAACAAATTATACCTTGTCCTCCTTTACCACCTTTGCGAGACATTCCACCACCACCACCACCTCCGGCTCCTATTCCTCCATTGGTTCCATTTGTGGGATTATCATGACCTGATGCACCACCATTTCCTCCTGATCCATATGCGGCAGCCCCTCCACCAGAACCACTACCGTTATCAACTGTGCCATCATAAGAATCTCCTGATTGACCTCCTCCTTGAAATATAGATTTTATAGGAATAATAATACTATTCAATCTTCTCCCTACTCCTCCTCTATACGAGTTGCAATATCCACCATTGTATCCTCCTGTTCCATCTGTGTTTGAAACAGGCCTTCCGCCTACTATACCAGAACCATCCCTACCATTTGAAGACATTGATGCTCCAGATCCTCCAGCCGCATCTTCTCCATCACGATTACTTCCTGCGGCTCCTCCTCCGTTACTACACATAGCTATCTTTAATGAAGGATCTGATACATATTTTGATAATATTTGTTGAGCTTCAGTATTCAAATCTGCTCCATCTCCATAATATATAGTTGATGTAAATCCCTCACTTGTTCCCCTCTTTCCTCCATTAGCTTGTATTTGTTTACCATCAAAGACAATCACGGTATTTTTTTCGTGATTGTCTGTAACTACACTTGGAGCTATATTATAAACTATTTGTTTAGATTGAAGATTTTTTATAATAAAATCTTTTACATATATAATAAGACCAGATCCTCCTCCCCCTCCAGAGTTTACCCCTCCGGCACCGCCTCCTCCAACTACAAGTAAATCAAAATAACGATATCCATTTTCTATCGTATAATTTTGATCTATTCCAGGATTACTCGTTAATTTCACCAATTTGGGTGGTTGATCTTTATATATCATAAATCTCCTTCTCATATTATCTATTTTTAATCTTATCTTCAGAAATCAACCACTGGAATATAATTTTCCGGTTGCTAATTACTTTCTTTATCCTCATCAGCATCCAGCTACCACGCAACCTATCCAGCCATGACCGTCTGAAATTAAGAGCATCAGGATTAACTGACTTATTTATATCGTTATCGTCCTTGATCCAAATAGGGGTCTCTGACCGGTCATCGTCAACCCTGTTGAAGAAGTCATTTAACTTATGTCTTCTATATACCTCAGTATCCAGGACCTCAGTATGGTCGCCTACGATCTTCGGATACGATATACGTTGCGCTAAATTATTCTTTTCTTCTGGAACAAGATGAATTTCACCTGAGTTGTTTGTGTCGTTGTAGATAGTTATCGTATCTAAACCTACTTTCCTATCAAGAGTGTAATTCACATCATCGACGTATTTCCTTGCATCAAGCTCGTATTCTACAGAAGCCAGCGTAGAGCCATTATATTTCTCTTTTATCGGCACTTCTAATATAAATGGATATGTTACTCCGTAGAATGTCTGGAAGCTCTTATTCGTCAGTAAATGACTCCATAAGCCACCTTCTTCGTCTGATGCCGGGAAGTTTATACCTGTTTGGAAATATTGTTGCTGTTCTATATAATAGTCGGGGCAGAACGAATAATAAGAAATCCATTCTTGCTTCAAACACGAATACCCGATAGTGAACGACACATCCTTGAAATACTGTTCATCTTTTAAGGATATTTCCTTATCGTTTGACAACACCTCTGTTTCATTGTACAAGAACCTTCCACCATCATATTTATAATATGCCGGGTTCTTAACAGGTATATAATCTTTTTTCGTGATAAGTACCCTCTTATACCTATTATCCCATCCAAGAGACAGGCCAAGACCGATAAATTTATTGTCTGTATCTTCTTCTGTCATCTCTGTACCGGTTAAGATATTAGTTATTCCGTATCTAAGAATCTTAAACGGAAGATGACGCTTAAGCCAATGTCTGATACCTGCACTAAGTTCCTTGAGATTACGTCCGTTCGGATCGGTCATAAACACTTGTGCTCTTTTAGTATCTACCCAGAAGTGACCAAATTCTGAACTAATTATTTCAGTGCTTTGGGTTCCAGAATAACCAAGGTCAGTCGTGTTGTACTCCAGAGGCCGGGACGCAAACAGACCGCCGGTGCCCATCTCAGCCTGCCCAGGGGAGGTGCGCTCCTTGATTACATCTATGGCGTTATGGAGTGAAACCTGATCCTCGAACCTAACAAGAATCTGATCGGACTCAATACGCTTCATGTGAATAAGCTTCCCGTTGCTGGTTGGGAACTCATGATAGTCCATAGGCTTGTACGTCAGCCACGGATCTGTTTGACTGTTTTCAGATACATCAGCCCTACTCCATATAACACCATTAGGACGTTGGTAAGCACAGTCATAAAAACGTCGTTCGTACGTTGCCGGCAATACATTTGGTGTTAGTGTCATCCTCGACGAATAGATAGGACTTATCTTGTAATCGTTGTCCCTATGGATAGATACGTTCTTTTCTTGTGTCCACCAAGCAAAATCACCATGAGCCGGATAAAACCATTCATGAGGCTCTACTCCTTCTAATCGGAAATTGCAGTTTATTTCCGATTCTACAAGGAATTGAGGAATACCATAAGACCACAGATAGAATCTACCATCCACGTATTTCTTAGCCTCGTTCTCACCATTTAAATTATACAAACTTTTTCTATTTGGATAAAAAGAATACGTTCCTTTGCTTGATGATGTCCAGCTATTAAAACGTTCGTTGTCGGTATGCTCAAGCATATCTTCTCCAGTATCGTAATTAACGAAATACTTGGGAAATCCGACATTTCGGTAATCATTGTAAGCAAATGGTATCATATCCCCTATACCAAAAGCAGTATTATAAAAAAATGGGAATTTCCGCTTCATGGAAAACCTCGATATGTAGGTGTCACCGCCAAACAGCGGTTGTTTACCTCCTTGGAAGAATCCACATCCTCCGACTGATATCCATTTGATGTCTTCTATAGCTCCATACTGATCGGGCCTGTACCGCATAAGCTTCATATACGGAGAACAGATATAAGACAACATCTTCGTCCTTTCAAAAGATTCTTTAGACCCGGCATCAGAAGCCATGATAACAGGGTCATGGATACGACTTGTATCATATACCTGGGCCTGCATAGGATACGATACGAGATACTTTGAATTTAAGATGCTTGTATCAGGATCCTTTTCTCCCGGATCTCCAAAAGACAAGAACATGGAGGATTCTCTATCTATGTTATTTATAAACAAGAAATCTTTTGAAGCGTTTTGGTTATCATCATCCACATCTTCTCCAGTAACCCAAGATGATGTTGTAGACGGGTCGGATATGGGGTACATACCTGATTTAAGACTCTTGGTGTTAGCCAATCCCCTTAATCTGTTTTGTTCGTATGGAGCCGTATCATCGAAGCCCATCATGCTATTGTAGTAACCTACAGACGTGTAGTAAAAAGCATGGTTTCTTCTTGGGCCATTGTTTATGAATGTCGTGAGCCAATCATATCTGTACTTACCATACAATACCGGTCTTTTAGCAAGCGTATCAGATATGGTGGCAATCATTGAAGCGAATATCATTGCCATATTGATATTACCTATCACACCTATATACGCAGACGTAGAACGGTTCATAAGCTCTTCCGCTATCTGAGAAGCTATGGTGGCCGTAGATTCGATGTTAGCCAACGTAGCTGCCATCTTATATGATTGTTTCCCTAATATCGTCCATTTGGGATGATCTTCAACCTCATCAAAGTTTCCTACAGACATTCCCCTTATAAAACCTTCTATAGCCACTTCCGTAGGGGTTTCAGGCTTATTGAAATAAATATCAGGAGAACTAAATGCATACCACACGTTTCCTCTTCTGAAAAATGGGTGGGTTATAAACGATACCCTTTTTTCAGTTGCGTAATTAAAAGAGTCATCCGATAAATCATTATACGGATAATTTGGATACAGATTAAGATTCGAGTTTTGACCTGAATACCTGTACATATCGTAAGCTATTCCGGTGGCTATAACAGAACGGTTAAGACGTCTGTCACCTCTATATATCTCATAGCCTGTAACCATATCTCGCTGCTCTTTGGTTATCAATCCGGAATCTACAGCAAAATCAAGGAAGACGTTAATCATATCCTCGTCTACTAATATTCCTATAGGATAAATATCGGAAGGAACATCATAAGACCTAACATCCCGGTTCATGAAAAGCATATGATCGTTGTCCGGGAACTTATAATGCCGGATAGGTTGTTGGCAAAAGACGGTACTGGTATCTACCGTACCATATTTATGACCTTTAAAAGACATCATTCCCTTATCATCCGTAGAAGGGGAACCGTAGTATTCAGTAAGCTTGGATACGATATTATCGTAAGCTTTCTTGGAATTGCCTTCATAACCATGATCACTTATCTTAACCTTACTACTGTCATACAGTTCAAAATTAGCAGGATACTTCTCAGACGATTCCCAGTAAGCGAAATCACCGTACTTGTATTTCCTTGGAGCGCAGTTTATGGGGCGATCCCCGCATATCGTACACTGGCTGGCGTATTCTACTGTGGCCCTTAACGATATTTCTTTTGCCCGTACATTTATCCGATCTATTTCCTTTTCTCTGATACCAAAAATATAGGGGTATATAGTTTTACCAAGGACGTAAGATGTGCCTACCAAACCTCTTGACGGATTCTTGCTGTTCTCCTCTTCTCCATCGTCTTTGACCTTACAGAAATCAATTTGTCGGACGGTAAAAATCCAAGGGCATGATACGATAGGGCAGTCTATGGCTACATACAATCCATCAGGGTACTTATCGAAGAAAGATTCGCCTATGTGCCCAAAATAAGGACGGGATGCTCCAACAATAACATAATTATCGCCTTCATCCATGACCTTCTCCCAATCAAAGTTGAGATCATCCTTATCTATCTTCCTATTGCTTCCTTTGTATCTTGGATCTAATGATTTCCAGAAAGAAATACGGACATATTGTGTAGACACAGCATCCATAAGACCATCTATCTTACCCAAAGATTCCAGATAAAGAACTTTGTCCTTGGCCGGGAAATCAGGATCATCCCATTCTTTAGGTCTTGTAATATGAAGGAAACGGGCGTTACGAAGCACGCATTTCGTAAACCTCCATACCAATAACTCTGATGTAAACATTGTAGAACCTTTAACATCTTCAGGAATAAGAGCACCTACGTTATTATCAGCTAAATTAGCATAAGAATCCCAGGTCCATCCATCTCCGTAATCTCCTTCTGGAACATAACCAGTATCAAGGAAATTATATGAATAATCATCTATCTTCTTCTCTATCTCAGGCCAGGTATCCCTTATCAAGGCTCCAGGCGCTATCCTTGACCTGTAGGCGTCGTTGTGGATAGTGCTCGAAGAACGTCCGGCACGCCAATCTGGAAGGCATCTTCCATTAAAACAAACCTTCCCCTCTTCATCTTCTTTATCGTTATTCCACACATCATTCATAAGAAGGTATGCTCCAAGAAGTGTAGAAGATGACTGGAATGAGTTATAATCGCTTCTGGCAACAGTAGGATTAAGACAAGGCTCTTCTATAAAACACCCGCAAGTACACGGCATAGAATCCAGAACATAAATAGCTTCGGCTATAGACTGTAATATAACAGACGGTTGTAACAGAGAATCGTAAACAGCGCACGCCTTGGTTCCGTCATCACCCGACCAGTATCCAGCCCAATGACCGCCATCTTCGTCATCGGCAAAGAAATACTTGTCCATGAACTCTATCATTTGCTCCTGTAGTTCCCAGTTAAATAACACAGAATACTTATCCTGCTTTTCACCGCCGGTAGTATATAGGTAGTCGGTAGATACGTGTTCCATATCCTCAAGCTCCTTATACGTATATTCTTCACGGAAACCCACAATACGATCTACCGGAGCTGTAATAAGCGAATACTGGCGGTGCGCATCAGTACACTCGGCCCCAAACTCAGGAGCCTCGATACCATCTATAGCTTCTTTTTGATCCTCTGTATTAGGATCGTCAGGATCTCCGTAGCTGTTGAATATATCGCATATTTCATTGGCAGCAGCATTATTAGGTTCTTCTGTAGCGGTATTACATGCGATGTCTTTTATATTAGATGAAAAATAATTAATCACCTCATCTATTATAATCTGACTTCTGAATGTAAAACTAACGTTCGTATAAGTTTTAAAATCATTTTGCAATGTTATAGTTTGACCGATAGTAGCCGGATTCTTACATTCTTCTTGTCCTGTTTCTTCATCATCGAAATCCTTCGGGTCTCCTGCCGTATTATAATACTGCCACTTGAATTTACGCTCTTGCCCTGAACAAGGTGGAGCATATTGGTTTATGGACTTATATACCCTATCGGTATCCTTATTTTCTATTTCTGCCGCAGCATCTTTATAAGGGGGAGGTATTAACACAAATGCTGGAGTTTTGTAACCGTTGGAGCACTTAAAAGAAATAGCAAACGGATACACTTCATTTCTCATATACCCCACATACAACGAACAGGCATTACCGTCCTTATACAGATCTTCGTGAGCTACCGATGCCTGCCATTGAAGGAAGTGTCCCATGAGGGAAACTACAGGCTGTAAATTCCATTCTTTTTCCGCCGTAAGACCATATTGGAGAAGACGATTCCCGACAGCTACAATCCCCCTTGATGTGTTATATACAGGTTTTTTTAAGGATATGTGTTCGAATGTAGTACGTTTGTTATTAAGATCCGAATAATACAATATAGTCTTTTCTGATACAGGATGGATGCCTTCTACAAAATAGTCAACAACCGGTTGGGTTTCTCCGTTGTATCCTACTGTGTTTTGAATGATAACAACCTTAAAATACTCAACTTGACGATCTATGTTAGATACGACAAACCTAATACCTAAATTAGTACGTTCTCCCCATTTGCCATCTTTTTGAGTAATATACTGTTCATCGAATATAGGTACAGGATTAGTAGGATTAGAATAACTTCCAAGCTCGTTTCCAAACTCGTCACAAGGAGCCACAGTAGCCTGGTAGACGCCTGAGCGCAGACTGCCCCCATACTCTATCTGAGCCGGCTCTATGCACATGGGTTTGAGTAGCGGAAACACCCTAAGTTTCTCACAAGCCAGAAAACAACCATTCTCCTGCATGAACTTTTTCCTATCGTATTCTTTATCGCATATCTTATACCCATGATAATGATACCATATATCACCTTCATCATCAGGAGTCAGGGCCTTATCTACAATAACATACCTGGGAGGATTATAATCGTCAGTCCAGTAAATGCATTTCCCACATTTCTCTGTCTTTATTTCTATGGTTTTTATAGGATGATAGATAGAGAATTTAAGGCACGGATCTTGCTCGTTGTCTTCCAGCAATGTTTTCATACCAGAGCACAACGACTCCGATCCTTCTACCATAGATTCTATATCGGAATCGGATAAGATACTTGTATCGGATTCAGGCTTGAAATAAGTTATCTTAGATACGCCCGTTTCAGGATTTGTTATAAAAAAATAGATATTGCCTGAAGTAAGATCGTTCTTGTAACCAATAACTTTAAACCCATCGAAATCAATGCATTTAAGATTACTGTGCTCGTTAGATCTCATTCCAACATTACCATCCTCGGATTCGATGTTGGCATTCAAGGCAAACGTATAATGCTGATCCGTAAGACTCGACGGATGCAGATCGCGGTTCATGCCTGTTTGAGGAACCGCTATGTTTCTGTTATCTTCTGATGCCATCTTTGTAACTGTTTGTCACAAAGATAACAAAAGAGATTTAATCATGGGCTTTCAAAGTGAGCGTAAAATGGCAGATAATCACCCTGTCTTATATCTTTTACCCCTAATCAACACAGTGCCATCACCGCCGGCTCCGGCATAAACCATAGAGTATCTGACGCCGCCTCCTCCGCCGCCATAACCTCCGCCTCCTTTACCGGATCCGTTTGTTGATCCTCCTGTACCAGATCCTTCACTATAATCGGATATTCCGCCTTGGAATACTACTCCGGTATTGGTTTCTCCGCTTCCACCACCGGCATTTCTTTTACCGCCGGATTCTCCAAAATCTCTGGTAGTATGACCTTGACCTTTAATTACTCCATACTCTTCTCCATTTGTGTCTCCACCATCCGAAGCACCATCTTGCGTATATGAAGAACCGCCGGCACTACCACCAGCTCCTCCCTTGTATTTATTAGCTCCCTTTCCGCCATTTGCTCTATAAGACGAGTTCATGAATTGAGAATAACCACCATCCTTACCAGGAGAATTTTGTTCGGCTTGATAAACTTTTGCTCCTCCTTTTCCTACTGTTATAGAAATAGATTGACCTGGTTTTACAGCAATAGCTTCTCCGTCTTTCCAGCCTTTGCTATCAGATTTGAAGGTCTTGGTATAACCGCCTCCACCGCCGGCAGAGCTGCCACTACCACCCCCACCAACTAAAAAGACGTCTACGGAAAAACAGCCTTCAGGAACTATCCATGTGTAATTCCCGGCTGGATAAAACCTTATAAGAAAGTCTTCAAGCTCCCTGTCTTTATATTCGAATCTCCTCCTCATAATTTACACAAATATATAAAAAGAATCATTGTGATATATACTACTCTCTGTTGCAGAAGTAACACAATCAACATCTTCATCTGCATTATTAATAAGATCTCTCATTCCATCGTATCTATTAGAAAACATAAAAACGTACCTCTGATCATTTATCTGAAACTTGTATATAATACCCTGTTGTTCACTTGGAGCAGGATAAGGGTCAAATCTAATCCATATTGCCATTGGTTCGTAACCGGTAGAGGTGCTTGAAAACGAAAAAGAAACTGGACTCTGAGTATGAATATTAAAGGCTGTTCCTTCTCTAAGCTGATTCAGTACACTATTTATCTTATCCTGGCTAATTGTATCGGATTTGATTTTATTCATTAAATTAAATAATCTGATTCTATCTCCAGGCTCGATTTCTGTTTCCACACAATGATAAATAGCTCCATTACCAGATCTCTGTTCCTCAAAATATCTTCTCCTACTCATAATGATACTCCTTCCTATAATAACCGAGGAAACTAAACCCTTCCGACTCCTTCCTCAAAACATCATGCTTATTCCAATACTTTTCTAAGTCGAAAGCCTCTCTTTCGAATACGATATTATGATATGCCTTATCATGATCGCGATATATGCACAACCTAATCAGGTACTCAATTAAATACCATGTATAGTATAAAAATATTGGAATAAGGGACAGCCATAACATCCACCATCCTGCATTACCGAATAAGAGACATAATCCTATTGTAAGCAGCGATATAAACATACCAAAACAAAACATTGTATGATACTGATTACAATGCGCCTCTTCATGATATTCGGCCTTCAATGATATAGCATCACGTTCGGTAAATACGGCTCCAAACAGCATAATTGTTTTATAGCCGTCAATGAACGTAAACAACTTAGCTATTTTTGATTTATAATATATTTTCATTGTTAAAAACAATTTTATACCAGTTGCACAAAATCAAAAACTCAATAGGAGAATTAACTCCATCCCATTCCCATTTTTCAAGATAAGATCTTAACTTACTTTCATCAACATCTTCACACTCTTTAAGAAAAACAAGATGCGGCATAAATAATTCTCCCCCTTCCAAAGATTTATTAAACTTACTAACCAACCTCTTTCTGAACTTAGGACCGTACCATGATTTTTCATTTGTGGATCCAAGACAATAGTAAGAATTATTTTTGACTTTAATGCCAAACCATTTACATACATATGGATGATATACCCTATCTGCTAAAAATATAAATGGTTTATACCATAGGCAATGCCAGAATGTACTACACTTGCCACCAAACTTCTTAAACGCCCATCTGAACCCTCCAGAGAAGTACCAGTTGTTAGCACCTCTCTTAACCTTAACTTTGTATTTAAGATTCTTATTCCGGTTACTAACCCTATCCCACGGCTTGACCTTATCGGTATCCATATCAGGAAGGAATGTCCAATGATGAAGCAAGGCGCTGTAATAAGGATTGTATATCTTGTGTCTGTTTCTAATAACGTACTCAAAAATATCGTATCCTGCTTGCCTGGCTTCTTCAAATCCTTTTTCTGATAAGAAAGCTAATATCGGAGCCAGATTCCAAATCTGATCTTGTGAAGTAAATGGCGAGAAGCATGGATCTTCGTCTTTTAACTCTATACCATTAGTATATCCGGAGCTTATCTTGGTAAGACCGAATTTGCTTGCGTCTTCGCTATGGATATCGTCTCTTAAGAAAAATCCTTTTTCGAATTTGAAATAAATACCTTTGTTGTTATTAAAAAATAGATCATAAGTAGTATCGGCAAGACGGGTAAATACCAATATGGAATTACGCACATCATCTTCTGTCTTGCTGCCAAGAACCATTTCCGTGTATATAAACTGAAGATAATGAGCCAGGTTGATAGTTCCGTCGCCGACCCAGCCTGCCCCGTTCTTCACCGACGACAGTGGGATGCACGAGGCCTGCTCTGTGTAGCTGGAATCATAAACAAAATCCCGGTAAAACACCTCCTTAATCCTACTGTATTTATCCCAAAGACCTTCCATCGCCTTAACCTATAACAATAACACAATCACGCTTTTCCTTATTATAAACCATCGTACCCATCTTAGTGTACAAACCTTTTATATTTTGGTAATTGGTTTCACCATGAGCCGAAACGTTAGTAGTAATGCTGTCGGAGTAAACTTCCGTACCTCCTTCATTAATGAAATTAAATCCTTGTTTAACCATCTCTCCTCCAAGGTAGGCTGTAAAAGACACAACAACATTTCCTCGTCCTCTATTTCCATACCAATTACCATAGATGTCGGCATTGATATTAGGTTCTGACTCGTCCATACCTGGCGCTGACAACAAGGTCTTCATCTTAATAAGCGCTCCTTCAAGACCAGACTGCATGTTATCACCACCATAAATAAGGTAATCACCCACCTGTTGTTGGGTGGTAGCCCACTGCTTACTCCATCCCACAAACTTATTATCTACTTCTGATATGCCTGTATTTGTAAAACCAGTTGCAGTATCAAAATCGGAGCCGTCTTCTGATTCCCATCCATACCTAAGAACAAGATAATCGAACTCAGGAATTACAACAACCTGCTCGCCGGCAGCTTGTGTTATTGTGACGTTCTTACTCTCTCCACCAGCCGTTACCTTAGCTACGCCACGGCGATCTTCGGCTACCGGATTAGGTCCGGCTGTGAAGATGATGTTTGCCGGTCCTATGCCTCTCATTTTGTCGGCGGTTACTATTTCGCTTGCTTTAACCTCTAACATCTTATTTCATTTTAAATATTTCAAATACGTATATCCAACTCAACAAAAATACTACCGGGCAGTACATTGTCTCTACCAAACTCGCATCTCCTTTAAATTGCCTGATTGACCAAACAATCATAGATGCAATAACGCCAGACAAGTATATAAATAAAACTACCTCAATCATACCAATTTAAGTATATTATCAATTACAGGATATGCCTTAGAATAAATCTCAAACTCAGCACGGCGCCGCCTAAGAGGTTCGTACATGCCTTTTAATGTCATACCCATCATCTTAAGTTCGGTCTTAGCATTTTTCAGCTTAACCAAATCTTGCTGTGCATACAACTTAAACAAATCGGCTGCTCCTTGCGCTTCTCCATTATACATCAGTTCCTCAAAGAATCTCATCTTTACAAAATTATCTACATAATCCAAAACCAGACCTTGAGGCGTATCTGGTATAATTATATTAGATTCTCCGTCAAAAGGAAGAGACCTGTACTGCATGTAAATAGGACCATCGAAATTAGCATACAGGAATCCGTTTACGATATTTATCTCATACGGACTATCCTTGATCACCTTATTCCGGCATTTACTCAAACAAGAATCACGAAGCATAGGCTTGGCAAGACCTAACATCACCGGACGGTCATAATAGCAACGAACTTCATGATCGCGATCATGAACATTGATATAAAATTTTTCAACTATCACTTTCTCGCATTCGTCTTTACAACATTCATCGCAAGAACACCACCTATAACTTCTTTCGGTACGTTCTTTCCAGGCTATTGTATTTTGAAGTTCTGGTATCACCGTATCACCTTCCGGCACCTCATATCCTTTAAAATCGCATTTAAAAGCCAGAATAAGATCAAAGTAATCACCAGGCATACGGGCCTGCCCTCGCTTGACATCCACTACCGCTTCTTTGCGCATAGTAATATCGCCTCCAAACTTCTTCAGGGCAATTTCTACCCATTTGTAGATGGATACCTCATCTATCAGATCACGCTTGTCAAATGATCTTAAAGACGATTTTAACTCTATGATATAATTTTCGACTGTCATCTCTTAAAAAAAATGGAGGACAGGAAACAAACCTGACCTCCACAAAGATATGAATAATATGTATAACGCCCTATTTTGTGTTTTCAAAAGTTAGGATCTTCAAACTTGCCGTACTTCAAGAAAAGGCTCCTACACTTTTCCTTTATCCCCTTAAGTGTGACTTCATATCCAGCACCAGTCATGTAGATGGTTTGCTGATTAACTCTTTCCCCAGAATACTTATCCACAAAATAAGATCGATAAACACCAAATTTGTTTTTAACAATGTCACTGTATAACTCCCATCTACCCTGCCCATTCCTGAACATGAACTTGACTTCCTCAAGAAACAAACGGAGATTCTTTTCGGCGATGATGATTCCATTCTGCTCAAGCTTCTTCGCCACATCTCTAATCAACCACATGTTTTCATGATCAACTTTCTTGAACGACTCCGCAAACTCCACATCGGGACGCTGCTCTTCTATGGTCTTTATCGCCTGCTGTCTCTCCGCCTCTGCTTGCGCTCTCTCGGCTATGGCTCTATTTTTAGCATCAATCTCGTCAGCTAATGCTCTTAATGCAGATGGATAGTCTTTCGGTGTTATAGAATAGGAACCCGTTTTTCTTATAGAGGGGAGAACCTCGGATGTTACCCATCGTTTAAACTTCTTTGCCGATTCTAATTTTGATGACAAAACAAGAGAATATAACCCAGATTCATTGATTACACGTATGCTGTCTAACTCATTGATTTCCAAGGGAGCCCAAAACGAGCCCCTCTGAAAATCAGACAGTTGCAAAAGAATGGTATCTTCTTCATCAACATGTCTTTTTATTGGATTTTTAGGCGTAGCATAGCCAAGTGATCGAGCTACATCTATAGCCACGAACCACACATCTCCATTTGGATCTACTATGGTTCTAATATCTCCAAATTCTGAATTTTTAAAGATTGTTACGCTCCCGTTTGTTTCCGTTTCGCTGGATTTTTGCGTCAAAATAATGTTACTGTTCTTCGCATTGTTTTGAAAATTGTTTACCTTTGTTCCCATAATAGGAATTGTTTTTTTTGTATCCGCCTGCTTGAGAAAGTAGACGGATATGCAAAAGTAGCGATTATCCTGTATCTACAAAGGGTGATCGCTACTTTTTTTCTACGACTTTCTGTGTCCTAATTCTTTATCTTCGAAAACTCTCTTAATCTGGAAATCTTTAAACACTCTTCTTTTAGCAAGTATTTCATTGTACATAAATCGATATCTTCGTCCTTTATTCATTTTAACCCTTAACTTCTTTTTCAAGCTATCCTGTATTACAAAATGGTAATATCTTTTAGAGTCTGCGAAATCCATAGCCAGGTGGTTGTAGAGGTAGCCGTTGGTGCCGAGCCTGCTCACGATGTCCAGGTCCCGCCTGACGGTAAAGCGCTGGCCCGGTATAAGCACATGGCATAAGTAGCCCACGTTATCTACGTAAACACCAGCATCAGCTTCCACATAATGCTCTGATACGGTTTTCCATATAATAGACAACAGCCTTAAAACCTCTCCTCTATCTCTTATCATGCCTTTCTTAAAACCATTCTTTCTCTTCATAAGACGATGGTAGTAGGCTGCAAAATACGGTGATTGTATTGATGTTCTTTTCATGTTACTAAGTTATATAAAAATGGGTCTTGGTTTCACAACTAAGACCCAAATAAAGATAAATAATATTTTATTATTGAACAATTTGACTTTTCTGATTGGAATCAAGATTCGGATTTTCATCAATAGGAATCTGTAGCCTGAATGCTACTTCCTTTATCGTCTCTGCCACTACATACTCAATCAGCTTAATAGGGCAAATAAATTCGTATTCCCATTCAGATTCGCACCCTTTAGGTGTAGGATCGCAGGCCATTAACTCCAGCGCCTTCTTTCTTCTTGTTGTAAAGAACTCTACGTTAATAAGCTCTATATGAAAATCCGGTATATAAATATAGTCGTTTTCTACATAATAAAAAGGACGCCGTTCTTTAACGTATTTAGCATACGGTCTTTTTTGTTCATTACGATACGACTTTATTTCAGCGAACTTAAAAAATATGGTGTTATCTACGTTAGTCACCTTAGTAATAGCCGGTCTAAGGGCAGAATAAAGAAGCCCTGGAAGTTTATGCTTTGACCGCATAAGTGTATTACACAACGCAAATTCGGCATCACAACAAACTATTTTGTCAACTTCAATCATCTCCAGACAAGTAACGTAAGTCAGGAGCCGGTGGTCGCCAAGTAACGTCCCATCATCCCATCTCTGGGCCGTATAAGATTCGGCTTTAGTTCTACCGATATTCAATATCCATCTCCGACTAACATGCGAATCTTTGTCAAGGGCATGAATACCGTTTACGACTCTTGATACAAATTCACCATTGGTAATCATGCTCCCCTCCTTTCTTTTGCTCTTGATTCTCTTGATTTAGCATTCAAGATCCTCATATAAATCTCTCTTTCACTCATGCTGGATATGGTTTTTATGGCCTCATCCAACATAACTTTCGTATATAAAGGTTTAGGGAATCCCTTTATCTTAACCGGATCAGGAACCAACTTTGCCTTACGATATTCATAAAATCTTTTAGAAGTTACATTAAGATAAGAAACAGCCTCTTCTCCGGTATAGTACTTAGCCGGATTAGCAAGCTGCGTCCATGTCTCAAGATCGTTGGCTGTAAGATGATCGCATTCCCCGCTTAAAAACATCTCCTTTATCTTATCGCATACCGCCGCACCGCTTTTACGCAGCGTCTCTGTCAGAATTTCTTTCATTTTCAAAACATCCTGTTTTAAACCTTAAAACAATAGAGGCAATGATTATCAAAAGAGTAACAGCCATAACAGACAACACTACGATATTGTGTTCAATAGGCATCTCAATATTAACCGTAACCCATTCTACACAGATATTAAAAATCATGCTATAGATCAATAACCTATGCCATATACAAAACCTGAACATTCTTGAAAAAGCCAAGAGAAATAGGTCCCATGATAGAGAATGACCTAATATCGGATACAGCCAATTAGTGATACTAAAAGGATAAAACTCATCAAAAATGCTGGCTAACATAATAACCTGCATCAACACAGGATAATACTTCACAAACGTCACACAGACATTCCTCTGTCCTTTGCTAATAAACTTGTTGCTCATAATATGTTGTTGTTATGTTATTAAAATGGGGAAGGCGATCAGCACCTTCCCCTGGTTTTCAA